CAATCCATAAATCCAACGAATAGCACTTTTTGCTAATGACCAGTCATGGTGGATTCGCTATTATTACCTCATAGAAACGAGAGATAAGGAGAAATAAATGAGCATTGTTTACGGAGTTATCTATAAGGGCATTGCTGACGGCAAGACCAGATTCATTACTCCGTCAGGCCGGATGTATGTGTGGTCCTATGGAGCATGGCGCTTCTATTACCAGTTCGTCGATTCAACCTATAGACTTATTCGCTCAGCAGTCGGCAAGAAAGGCAGCAAAGTATTCCTGGCATCAAGCCGAAAGGTATTCATGGAAAAACGCGTGGCGCTAGATCCTATTGACTACCTTGCCGTTGAGTTCATGGGGCGACGGTTCAGTAAAGAGCGGTTGTTCCGCAATGGTGAGATTGCCAGAGTTCAGCAAAATGCGGCTGTTGCGCTCGGTAAAGCGGCACGTCAGAACCTGACTGGTTATCAGCCATGCTTTCCGCCAACGCCGTTTTATTCTCACTATAAACGACCACCAAAAAATCGTTAAATAGCACGAATTGCTAAACGAAGCCTCACGGATTGAGGCATAATAATTTCATCGAAACGAAGTACACAAAGAGGAAGTAAAAATGTCAGTTAAAGCTCAGAACGTAGTAGCACACATCGAAGCAAAAGGCCGTGCAATCGTCAAGCTGGACCGCGCCGCAGGCGTAAGCCAAATAACCATTACGCGCCGTGAGTTCGACCGCTACGTTGTTGGCACTCATCCAGGCTCAATCATCCGTAGCCTTACCCGTGCTGAGATGGTCAACCTGTTAAACGACAATTCACTTTACATCAATTCCTGGAGCTAACAGTGCATCAAGATAATTTCTGGAGCCGCCACCGCGCGGCACTTGAAGCCGGACTTAATGAAGAGTGGGCGCTCAAGGTAGCTTATGGATGTATAGAACTTGATGACGCTCTCGGCATTATGGATATGGATCTGGAAAGCGAGAGCAACCAGTCAGTCGACGGAATCGGTGATGATTTCGACTACCGCTTAAAATTTGACGACGGAATACCGTTCTAAGGCGATAACATGAAAGTAATATGCACAAATTGCATCACCAGCACCGACAAGAAAGTTTTGACACCGTTCGTAAAAGGCTCTGTATACGACGCTGAGCCGCTAATCATTAAAGGTAAGACAATCCCGAACGAGTGGGTAATTAATGGCGCTGAGCGACCGCACAAGCACGATTCTGGCTGGATTGCTATCGCAGGATGGAAGGTCGGAATGTTCATCCCTGGCATCGCAACGTTTGATGAGGTGAAATAATGCTCAAGCCATCCGATTTGAACTACTACGACAACGACACGATCGCGAAGCTCTCAGGTCAAGGATGGTATCCATGGAGCACCAGCGCTCAGGTTGAAGACTTGCAAAGCAGTTACGAAATCACACAGAAAGCAATTGAGAAGGAAAAGAAGAAATGAAAAAGGTAATTTATTGTCTTTTTGACGGATCCGGCATCGCTGGCCTGCCATGGGCGGAAGATGGTCACACCGTCTACTGTTTCAACGCGGACTCTGGTAATCATGGCGAATACCATATCAAGATGAAGCATGAGAACATCCACTACGTCAATATGTGGATTGACAAGGATTTCATCACCAAGTGTGAATTACTCGGCCTGCCTCCGGCGCAGATGGTTATCGGATTCCCTGATTGCACGCTGTTCTCTCAGTCTGGATCACAGCATGAGCGCAGTGAGGATGAACTGGCGTATGCCTTGGCTAATGCGAAGCTCGTCGAGGAAGTCGGAAATCACTTCCAGGCACCCTGGATGGTCGAGAATCCGGTAGGCAAGCTTTCAAGCCTGTGGCGTAAGCCTGACTTCTATTTTCACCCTTGCGATTATGGCGGTTACGTTGAACATGATGAAGTTTATCACCCCAGGATGCCCCCTCGTAACGCCTATAATAAAAAGACATGTATTTGGTGTGGGAATGGATTTGTTGAACCGATTAAAAAGCCAGTCGAGAGCATTGGGTTCTTCTGGGCCTGGAAATACTGCGGCGGAAAGTCTGCAAAGACAAAAGTACTCCGATCATTAACACCTGAGGGGTTTGCTCGCGCACTATATGAAAGTAACAAATAGCACTAATTGCTAAAGCCCTTCGGGGCTTTTCCTGTATATTCATCTCATCGAAACGAAACACACCAAAGGAAAATAATCATGGCTACCACACTGACAAAGAACTTCGTGAGTTCAGACAATAAACTCTTTAAAGCTCGAGTGAAAGATGATGTAGAGCAAATCAAGGTTGATGGCAAGTGGGTTAACCTGGACGTCAAGGGGCGCTACATTAAGACCAAAACCCTGCTATGTACAAAAGTTGACCACAGCAATCCACTTAAGAAATCATTCACTGAAGGAAAGCGCTATCAGATCTCCATGCACGCTGGATTAGGTCGTAATGCCGGCTACATCTACGACAATGACGGCGACGGCTGGCAACTCACTCGCGATGATGAGGTTGGATATGATGTTGGTTATGGGATGTATAAGTTTGAGGCGGCTTACAAATGATTATTTCAGGTTATTCCATCGCTGTTTATTGCGACTGCAAGAAGTGCTCAACTGAGTCAAATGATGATGGGCATTATTTTATGCCACACTATACGGACGCTGCTGGCGAGAACTTTTCTGATTGTGCAAGGCAACTTAAATCTGCTGGGTGGGTTTTGCATAAGAAGGATGGAAAATGCTATGCGCCAGGGCACTTCAAAAAATAGCACTTTTTGTTAATGACAATACCCGCTTCGGCGGGTATATTTATACCCATCGATAACAACGAGAGAGAATAAGATGTTTGATTTCAACGAAGATAAATTGTCAATCGATCAGGTCATGGCTGTCGCCGCCGCCGATAACCTCCCGCCTCTGCGCGTTGCCATCAATGCGAACGGATACAGGCAAAGCCAGTCGTTCTGGAAAGCCCCAACAGAGATTGACTCAGGCGGTGACAAATATCCGGTTATCTCACTTGGTAACGATTATGATGTCGTTGGTAAACTGTCAAGCAATGCCGCTCGTTCTGTTCAGTTCCCAGAGTCGTCCGCTTACATGCATTTCCTCGGATGCATATCAGCCGCCATGCTGGGCCGATTTACGGTTGAGTATCACGGAACACAACAGCCGACCGCTCTTTACGTCGTAACCAGTCAGCCGCCATCGACAGGTAAATCAGCCATCAACTCACTTTCTCTGGCCCCAATGATCGCAGAGACTGAGCGACTCAACGAGATCCGAAAGCGTGACCGCAAGAAGATTATGGCTAAGCTCTCCGCTCTATCCAAGGAGATGAAGCAGGAAAAATCACCATCTGATATGGCGGCTCTGTTTGAGGAGAAAGAGGAGCTTGAAGAAAAACTTGAACGACTCTGTGACATCGTTTTCCCCGTATCCGACACCACGCCGGAAGGTCTTGCGCGAATCAACAACCGCCAGGGCAACTTTGCAGTTATCTCGGATGAAGCAACGAGCGTGAACTCACTGTTAGGCATGACCTATGGTGACGGCTCAAAGAAAACGAACAGCGAGCTTGTGCTTAAGGCGTGGGATGCTGGTAACGTATCTATCGCCCGTGCGAACGCAGACAATAACATGAGCTTTATTGCGATGGGTTGCATCTCTGTAATTGCACAGGATGAAACGATAAACGCGATCATGAACGCTGGCGCGCGTGGTATCGGTGTATCCGAGCGTTTCCTGCTTGTGCGTGAGAAGTCATTCCTTGGTGAGCGTGTGTTCGTAGATGAGAAAGGCGAATCAACATATGAGCCGATTGATGGCGGACTCAAGGCGGACTACTTCCGTCTGGTCCATGAGATCATGAGCGAACACGAAGTAAACCTGACAGTGAGCACGTCGGCGATGAAATATCTCAACCGTGCGCGTCAGGATATGGAGCCTCACCTTGCGGACGGCGGGAAGTATTCACACACAATGCTTCGCGGCGCGCTTGGTAAGTTTGATAAGCAGGCTATCAGGATCGCGGCTGTTCTTCACACTGTGCGTAACTGGTTTAATCCCAATGGCGGGAGTCCGCAGAAGTCCAGAGAGATTGAGCTTGACACAATGCAGGAAGCGGTAATTATGTTCCAGGAACTGAGTAAGACTTATCTGTCATCTGCCAACGCCGCTGGTCACGCTGGCGACCATGCGGAGATGAACAAGCTGATAGACATACTGATCAAGCAAGGCAAGAACGGGAAAGGCGTTGTAGGTGTCCGATCCCTATATGAAGCTGCGCGTAAGGTCAAACCCTTTGAAGGGCAAGCTGGTGTGATGACTCGCATCAAGGATCACCTAATCCCTATGTTGGATGAGAAGAACTATACGTGCCTGATTGGTGATAAAATTTACATTAATCCGAGATTGCTGGGGTAAACAATGTTCCTGCTCGACGTGTACCGGTTTTGTGAAGGATATAAAAAGTTCAATCGTCAGCACCTGGCGGTATTCATATACAAGCATAGGGAGTGCGAGCGACTGGCGAAGGCTGCCGGAGTTACGCCTCGCTACTTCGCATCATCAGCATCAAAGGAGTTCATAGCAAGATGCATGGGCGAAGGATACCTTGACGGCGTGAACAACTGGTACTGGTCCAAAGGGGCGCAAAAAAGGCCATTTGAATTTCATTTCAGGTGCTATGGCGGTGAGAACGATAGCTATACATGGGAGATGATGAACATAGAGAAGATGAGCGATAATGAGTTATTCGGAAAGCCAGGTTGTAATCGACGCGATAATCAGATGCAGTTCTGAGAATGGCATCAGTGAGGATGGGATTAATCAAGCCCTTCTTTCAATTCTTAACTCATCCATGCGTGCCGGACGTCGTGATGAGCATACACTGTGCAATAATGAAGGTGAATTGTTGCTGCTGGTGCAAAGATTTGGATAAAAAAAGGGAGCCTTTCGGCTCCTTTTATTTTTTGCGTCGTTCCAGCCATAGATAGAAAATTACCATCAGAATACCGATGAACAGGAATACCAGTCCAGCAATCAGATTGCCTTTTGAGTCATTCCTGATCTCAATCTTATCAGCGATGATGGTGTCAGCCTTGATGCTTGATGTGCTGACAGACTTCCCGTTTGACGTATCAACCTTTCCTACCTTTGAATCTTTGATAGTGGTGTCGTTGTCGTTTGACTTATCCACCTTTCCGGTAACGCCTACCGTTTGCTTCACGTTTTCGGCCCCAGCCTGTGCGCTAATTTCTGGCTTGCTGCCAATCAAACCAGTCAGAGCAGATGTTGCCGAACAACCCGTTAAAAAAATGGACAGCAATACTGCCGATGCGACTACTTTCCAATTCCGCTTAAACATAATTTAATCTCCTCATTCCTGCGATTCACCAAACCCTTAACGACAACCTTTTTTCCATTAACGGTAGCTTTGTTCCACATCCCCAGAGCCTTGCAACCCTGCTCAATCTTACCCTGATTAATCAACTTAATAGCAGTGGATTTCCTCATTGCTGAACCGCCAACGTTGTAGCTAAAGCTGATTAAAGCCGCCCTTGTCTCTGGTGCGATTGGGTAGGTGACGGCGTTCTGAACATACTTGCCATGAATCTGAATGTATTTCTCCAGCAGGTTCCGGCACTCCCTGTTACTGTAAGCTTTACCCCAAACTACGTCTGGGCCAGTGATCCCTGAACAAACTGTTTTCACTCCAGCAATGTCAATGTAAGGCCTGTTCTCCACACCCTCGACAAGCTCAATAAGCGGCGCTGCTATGTATATTGCCGCAGCTGTAGCCGCACTAATTAACAACTTCTGCTTCATTTACTTGCTCCTTATCTTGATTGCTGTTTTTAAGTCTCCTGATTCAAGAGCGCGCCTAATCGCCTGGCTATCCTTAAACTTCCAGTAAGCACCCCACGCACCAAAAATGATTAGAGCGATAAGGCTGATTATTGCTATGGTCACTTGACCAGTTGCCGCTCCAGTTACCGCAGCCCCGCCAGTTGACGCTGTAGCGGCGTTAATTACCTCTCTCATGTGATCCACCTTTTATGTATTTGTCAATATCTCAGTTAGTAAAAAACATAATACATTAGCATGGTATGAAAAAGAAGCGAAAAAAAAGGGAGCCTAAAGGCTCCCCGTGCTTAACGTTATGTTTTTATTGCGCTAGTCAGCGATAATAAATTCAACCAGCGCACCATCAATCGGCGCAAAAATCCACGTCATATCGTCGCCGTAAATCTTGTAGTTACCGTCACCTTGATACTCGGCGCTGTACGGATTGTTAACAGTGAAAGGAAGGGTTTTAGATGTGTTCTTAACGCAAAATAATTTAACCATGATTGAATCCTCTGTGGGTGAGATATGAATATAGCGCCTTTCGGCGCTATAGTGTTATGCAAAAAGTGCTACTTACATACCTGGGCGATAAATGTGTCTACCGACCTCACCGAAATCCTTGTGATAGATGATTGCAGCAGCTTGACGATATGATCGCCACCCTCCTCGAGCGGCATATGCATCCTTGCTAGCCAGCGCTGGGTGAACCTCGTCAATCCCAAGAGTGCACTCTGTAACAGTTGCATGATGGAAATGGCCGGAGTGGCAGTAAACAAACTCACATTCACCAAAGTCTTTGCGGTAGTCGGTCGCCATTGCTGCAAGTCGACCCTCAGCTTTCTTCATCGTGTGACCGTGCGTGTAACCAAGTAGTGTTGAACCAAATCGTGTTTTGTGCATGATTGCCGGACTGGTATCAACAAACACTCTACTCTCGTCTTCATAAAATGCAGCCATTGCCGCGCGAAGCCAAATCATACCACTTTGGTCATGATTTCCCTCTATAATCTGAATCTCGACATTTTTATGCTTCTTAAGCATCTTCCCTACGGCACCACGAATTGAGCGAATCGCAACATAAACTAACTTAGCATATCGGCTATCCTGATCAAGGCAGTGTCCGCTTGCTGGAGTTACCGCCTCCAACCCATCGGAGTGGAGGAAGTCTCCACCAACTAAAATCACAGCTTTCTCTGAGGCTGGTGATACAGAGATTGCATGGTCAAAATATGACCACATTAATTTCTCTGCCGTGTTAGTGTCATAATTCTCACCAGATTCATGGCGATGTGCCATCATGCCAATATGGATATCGAAAATAGGGTAAAGAGTCATTAATTCAGAGTTGACCTCATTGCCTGAATGGATTACCACATCTGCCTTCGGCAACTCTGAGCAGAATGCCTCGCGAGCCTGCTCCATCAGAACCTCAAGGCGCTCATTATCAATTGAGGTCTTAACCCACCGAATCTTCTCGTTACCTTCCGCATCAATCATGGTTGACGTGCCTTTTACAGCGAATCCATCAGGAACATATTTAGCAACAGCTTTGTTACCGTGTCCGTGACCTCTCTTGGCCAGGTTGCTTGAGCGTTGCTCTACGGTGCGGATGTTCATTCCGTATTCCTGGGAAATTTGACGAAGTGTTTTACCAGCTTCACGTTCTGCAATGAATTGTTCGTCACTAATTTTCTGAATAGCCATTTTTAAATCCTTATCGTGTTATTAAGTATATGATAATAAAGCCAGTTATCGGCGGTAATAATACAGCAATTAAGCAGCGCATCAAATCTTTTTCAACCATGTTGTTAAAGTATTTGGCTCAACCGCCTCACCTGCTTCCTCTGATTCGCTGGGAGCCATCATACCAGTTGACGGGCTAAAATACATCAGGCGATACCCGCCGCCGCGCGAACATGGCACATCTTCGAAGTCAGAAGGTAACCAGTCAGAGAAAGGGATGATTGCGAACGTCTCATTGTTGTTGCTGCAAGTCGGATATTTGTCAGCGTCAAAATCAAGGCCTGGTAAGTTCATTTATATCTTCTCGCTGCGTCTTTCGTTGCTTGAATGCAGGCCCTGTAGTCAATCTTCACCGAATTTGCCGGAACCCTGATCAGCTTACGTGGCCTTTCGTGTATATACGTCATCTTTCCGTTGAAAATGACGCATATATCTTTAATATCGAAATACTTTGCTATAAGAGCAATATCATCACTTATGCCCGCCTCCTTGCAGTGATCCCAAACAGCCTGACGACCTACCTCAACAGTTACCATAAATGTCAAAGCTCCCTGACATAGCTTGATAGTCTGCGATCGGCAAGTGACCATAAGCGCCCTTGAGATAAGTAACGGCAATCACTTCGTCAAGACCGCCGTCCTTACCAAGCGACAGCGCTTCACTTGCGCACTCATTAGCCATGCGAAGCAGGTGCGGCAGTAAAATATTTTTACGGTATGCCTGCTGGTTGTAAGTGCTAAAAGGTTGCTTTTTCATGGTGATTCCTCGTTTCTTTGGTGTGAAAGAAGTATACCCGCACGGCGGCGGGTATGTTTAGCAATTCGTGCTATTGGTTAAAATCTTCAGGGCAATCGCGCTTATAGTCTGCGAGATCTTTTGCTATTGATCTTGACCATGATTCAAATGGAGTGCCTTGGACCTCTTCAAATGACATGTCAAGATTTGAGAATACCCAAGCATCACCCTTGAACCCAGCCATTGTAAGAGCCGTGCAAACAAGGCCGCGAAATAAAAGGAATTGCCCCTGCTCAGTTAAATCAAATTGCAACTTTTCCATCTTAAACACTCCGCTTACGTGGTTTCTTGCGGCTTACGCCAGGACAAATATCGGCAACGCTAACGTATGTCGTTTTCTGCGTCTCGCCTTCTTGCAGTTTTCGCATGACAAAAATAACGCTACCTTTATTGTTGCCATCGACAGGCTTTCCGGTCAGTCCAGAGATGAATGCCAACCGCCCCGTCCGGCAATATTCCTGACTGTCAATCTCTGTGATGTCCGCCTCAATCCAGATGATTTCAGCCGCGTTGCGTCTGGCCTCGGCAAACCATGCCGTAGAGTTATCACCAGGAAGCAACATATCAATCTGATTGTTGTGCTCCATTTGTTCAATCGCTTTCTTCACGAAAGGATCTGGATGTGAGTACGGCGGATTAAGCCAGATGTGCTTATTGCTACCCCACCAGATTTTTAGGCAGTTCACTTGTTCGCTGTAGAACTTTTCGCAAACAGCATTGTTAGCGCTGTCGGCGGCGTCAATGTCATACTTCCCATAACGAAGCTCCATCCATGAGATTACTTCTCTGTCAGTGGCCCATAGGTCACGAACTGCGTCAGGCGTCTTGCTTCCGGCATATCGGTTTCCAGTTACCTGATAGAAGGTATCAGGCTTGACCGCCTGGTAATGACCGTTCCCAGGAACAAGCGCATTGGTAACAAAGTTTTCACGCTCGATCTGTTCAAAGCTAACGAATGCGTCATGGGTATCTTTGTCATTTGAGTCGATCATCTCATTTAACCTCGGTAACTTTGCAGTTATTCACAGCGACGAACCCGCCGACGCTAACTTTGACCTGACTTTCAGTCACGTTGTAAACTGCCTTCCCTAAGAAAGTTTGCAGTTCGTAGTGATCGCCTTCACGCTCAATAACAACGCCCTTATCTGAAACAATCTGTGACTTGGTTACTGTGAAGGATTCCTTGCCGCAATCGTAAAACTTGGTATCTTCTGCACAACCTGCCATTGCCACAACTGCCAGTAGAGCGATGATTGACTTTTTCATTTTGATTTCCTTGGTTGGTTACTTCGTTTCGATGAGGTGATAATACACCACCTCACCGATTAGTCTTTATCAATTCGTGCTATTTTGAAATCATCTCTTTAAATGCCGCAAGAAAACCTTCACGCCCGTAGGCAACCCCAGCAAAACCTCCTGATTCCCTTACGCTTTTAAGGAATGACTTCTGTTCGTCACTGACTGGGCTTGCTTGGGTTTTTCCTGCTCTCTTTAGCTCTATGGCACCGAAAGGGTATTTGCCACGCAGCGATTCAGGCATCAGGAATAAGCAGTCCGAAACCCCCTTAAGCAATCCTTTAGCCTGGTCCTTTCTTGCTTGTCCAATGGTTTTCTTACCCTCATTCACGCAGTGGAAAAATACCATCTCTGGATAGTTATACTTAACCCAATCAGAGCAAAATATTTGTTCGTCATCCTCCTTTGGGCATGATTTAACAGGGCCCGGGTAAAACTCAATGTAATCAACCTTATCTGTAATATTCACTGGAAATAATCCCCATGGTTATCGTGGTATCCAAGTTCAGCCCTAACTATCATTGCGCATATTTTTGCGTGCTCGATGTTATCGAATCTTCCGTATCTTTTTGACCCAACACTCACAGACCACCGACCAGACTTACTTTCGAAGCTCACTCCAGTAAATCCGCTTTTGTTGTTCTTGTATTTCGATTTGTTCTCCATATTTGATTGCTTACTTACAAGTCTAAGGTTTTCTATTCTATTGTCATCCCTAACGTGATTAATGTGATCTATCTCCATGCCCTTCGGTATTGGTCCGTAAAACATTTCCCATATTACTCTGTGTGTAGAGTATTGTTTTCTGTCCCTACAGAAAAACCTATAACCCTCTCTCTCGTGTTTAAATCCGACCTCGTCACCAATTTTAACGCAATTAGCCCTGCGGATTTTCCACCTCAAAACGCCATTGTCATAGTAAAAACACTCATTCCAATTCATAATAATTCTCCAAAATTCTTAAAAGCTATTATGTCCTTTCCTTTGCCATTCTTTCTGTGAGTTACCTGCACAGGAGCACGGAATTTATCTACGTTCATCATAATCATTTTTGCGCTGCGAAGTTTAGCAATTCGTGCTGCTTCTGTGCGATTCTCAATATGGGATAGGCAGAAATTTTTCCAAAGCACGCTGCAAACTCGATGGTCTGATTCTGGATTAAAGAACTCCCAAGCATTAAACCGCTCTCCGTTATGCGCCATGATGTTGTATTTAACAACTATTCCAGTCTGGTTCTTACTTAAACCAACTTGAAAATCATAAACTCGGAGGTAATCACCACGACGATACATCTTACCGGTTAGATTAGCATTAGGGTCTTTAAGCATTTCTCCGCATTCACGACAAACCTTTGCTGCTATGTCGTTGCGAGTACCGCAACCTTTCTTGATGACGGACTTTGTTTGTGGGTCAGTAATATCTTCACAAACCGTAAAGCTGAAAAAGTGCTCACAGCGCTTTCCATCAATCTTGTTGCTACAGCGTCGAGCAAATGGTGAGTTCTCATATCCACACTGCGGGCACTGCCGGACCTCATCACCACCTTTCCTTGAGGACTTGAACTTCTCAGCCTGAATTTCTTCAATGATTGGGTCAAAGTAAAGTTCGGCCATATCGTCAAGTGCGCCGGCGAAGTCTAGAACAAGGTGATCATCTTTTTTCATCCCCATTTCTATATGCTTTTTCTTTAGAATTCGCATGCCTCGCCCAAGAAGCTGAATCATGAGAGTTAAGCTACCAATCTTTCTCAATACAACGCTTGTGTCCCACGGCGGGACCGAAACGCCCGTAGTTAGACACCCAATTTGGAATATTATTTTGTACTTACCTGTCTGGCAATCAGATAGAATCTCACGTCGTTTTTTCTCGCCAGTAGAATCAGTAATGATTGCGTAAGGGCGGGACCGAAACGCCCGTAGTTAGACACCCAATTTGGAATATTATTTTGTACTTACCTGTCTGGCAATCAGATAGAATCTCACGTCGTTTTTTCTCGCCAGTAGAATCAGTAATGATTGCGTAAGGGTATCCATCAGGCAGTGCGGCAGCCGCTTCACTGCAGTGCAACTTGCCAGCGCATGTAACCAGCGCGGCGTTACGAGTCTCTAGTATTTTTACAACAAACCCCATTATTTTTTGAGTCATTGACTGATTGTCGTGAATCTTTGCAGCCATCGCATCCATTTCTTTCTTGCTGAAATCTTTCACACCATCGCTTCCGTCAGGCTCAAACTCGCTAAGGTCATAACCTAAATCGCCAACCTCGCCATAAACAGTAGGAACCACGAATCCCAAATCAACAAGGTAATTTGTTGGAACCTGAATCACAGTTTTTCGCCAGAACCCACGGATGTTTGGATTGCTAACGACGATATGGTCATTGTTTCGATAAGGGCTACCAGTAAGGCCGAATATACGAAGCTCCCGCCCGTATTTTTCACGGCAGCGACGCTTCATCTCAGTGATTATTAGCGTGTACTGCGCACGACCAGTACCAAGCAATCCAGTATTAACGCCATCCTTAAAAACCATCTCGCCTTTCTTTGTGCTCATTTGCTCAAATGTTTCTTCATTCTCTTCGGCTTCCACAATATCTATGGTATCAAGCATGTGACATTCATCTATAGCGATAACCGCAGGAACATAGTCACCAAGCCCCTTAAATAAGCCATTGGCTGCCGTACCCTCACTAGCCACTATGGTTGGGTAGTAAACTGATTTAACGTTAAGGCCAGCGCAATATACGCTGTTACGGATACCGAAATTACGGAGCTCTTCTGAGTTCTGGCTGATTATCTCTGACTGGCGAGAAAGAACCATATAAGGCAACCCTAATTGCTCCATGCGCTTACCAATCATGGCAAGAATAATTGTCTTACCCGCAGAAACGGAAAGGTCTGCTATAAATGGGGCCTCATACTTCCCAATAGCCTTTCCAATTGCATCAAATGTAACGCACTGGAATTCGTAAGGGGTTATCTCGCCAAACTGATAATCTCTCTGAATTTGTTTGATTCTTTCTTTATCGAAGTTCGCAACCAACTTCTCGATAGGCAACATATCTAAATTCCTATAAAAATTGTCTTGTAGCGTTTAATTTGGTACAATACTACCATCAAATCGTAATGACTTTTAACAAAAAATGCTATTGAGGTGATAAAATGAAAGCAGTTGACAAGCGAACTATTAACGGTAACAACGGAACAGTCCGCACTGAAGACAAAAAGCAACGAAAACGACCTTCAGGTTACTACGTTTTAAAAGATGAAGTAAAGGCGGGGCTTCGGGCGCGACTGGAAATGGTTCTCGACTTCTACGGAACGAAGGCAAATATCGCAAAGCAACTGAAAGTTAGTCGCCAGGCCGTTGAGGAATGGTTTAAGCGCGGCATGATGTCGGCCCGTGGCGCTCAGCTGGCTCATAACCGATACAAACGAACTGGAGAGGGATTCCGCGCTACGTTCTGCCGACCGGATCTGCAATTCGACGGGAACGGTAAGCCGCTAACGCTGCGTTGCAAAAAGCGTCACATGCTGCGCGTCGTCACCGAGGCTGAACTAGCCACTAAGCCAGAGTGTCGTTCATGGCGCAAGATTAAGGCCGCTAACGATGCGGCACGAAAAGCTAAAGACATTTCTCATTGATGAGGTATGATTGACCACATCGAAAGCAGGCAAACCAAACGAGGATATACAAAATGAACAAATTACCTAAATGTAAATTCGTAGCAATCTTTAACGTTGATGGCGACAAATTTGTTGGTAAAGTTGACAACACCAGCGGAACTCCATACGCCTACAACAAAAAAACTGGTAAAAAGGAAGTAATTGAAAGATATCTTGAGTCTTTTTTGTCGCGGAGAATGACTCATCACTTTGTTGTTTAGATGGCACGAAAAGCTAAAGAGTAAAATTAAGGTTGTGCCATAATTGGTGCAACCTTTTTTATTGGAGTAATCAAAGTGAATGAGATGTATCGGAAAGAAGAAGTTCTGCCATATATGAAGGGGTTATGGCGAGAAGCCTTGCAGTCGATATGTGGCTTACAGTCTGGAGTTTTTAATAAGAAGCACCAGGCTTGTCCGTATTGTGGAGGATCGGATCGCTTCCGCTGGACTGATAACATTAACTCCCCTGGTGACGGTGGGGCAATCTGTAATCAGTGCGGTAACGACTCCGGTGTTGGCTGGATGATGAAGCTGACTGGTGAGCCTTACAGTGAAGTGATTAATATTCTCGGTCGATTCCTTGGCAAAGTGCCACAGGATTACAAAGCCAAAGCTTACCGCAGGGCGTCACGCGTACCGGAGAAAGGCCTAGGCAAGATGGCGGATCATGAGTCGTGTGTAGCTGTAATGGAACGCACAGAAAAGCGCGAGAGCACCGATTTAAGCGTGTATGAGTGCCTAACTGAGGATTCGTATGATGTTGGCGTAAAAGTGCGTCAGAATGGCACTGAGGAGCTAATACACGCACTACCGTGCTACATGGTCCACCATGACGGAATTGATGAGGATATGTGTAACGTCATGTTTGCTTATGATAATGGCGAATACACTTTCCTTGCGCGTGATTATTCTCGCGGCTCAGTGGTTAAGCTGGGGAGTGGCGAGGCTGATGCAGCTATATATATGACAAGCGATCTGATTGATGGTTATCGTGTGAAGATGGCGACCATTCAGGAAGTCTGGGTTACTTTCTCTCCTGAGAATCTTGAGATAGTTGCTTATCGTTATCGTGGAGATCGAGAGTTGCGCGTAGCTTGTCCGGCTGACGATTTGAGAACGCTTTACATGGCTGATGAGAGAGATTTGAAGGTCGTCGTGCCGAACGGTGGAAACTTCAAGATGGGCCTTGAGCGAAAGCTATATACGCCGCAGGATCTGATAGATAAGTATTCATGACAATTACCCGCTACGGCGGGTTTTTTTATTCCTTTGTTATGATACAATGCGCTTTAGCAATTCGTGCTAAACAACAATATAGGAGTTGATTATTATGGCAATTTATGACTTAGGAACAGCATCGCTAGCCGCAAATGGCGAGGTTACTGGCGTCGGGACGACATGGAAAGCACCGCTTACACTGATTCGCGTTGGTGCTACCATTGTTTTCAAAACTGAACCAGTACAGATTTACACTATCTCAGAAATTATCAGCGATACGCATATTAATGTTTATAACCCTAATTCTGAAACTGTTCCTGCCGGAACTGGTTACGCGATTCTTGCTCACGATGGGATTACCGTTCAGGGCTTAGCTCAGGATGTTGCAGAAACACTTCGTTACTATCAGTCTCGTGAAACAGAAGTTGCAGATGCTATTGATGCATTTAACAATTTTGACTATGCTGATTTTGAATCAAAGGTAACGCAGGTAAACACGCAGCACGGTGATGTTGTTACGATTGCAGAGCAGGTAAACACGAAGTACGGTGATATTGTTACGATTGCAGAACAGGTTTCAAGTGATGCATCATCATCACAAATTAACGCCACCAATGCATCATCTTCCGCCGATAGAGCAGAGGCAGCGGCAAACTCTGTGTCTGGAACATTAACTTTAAACTTCTCAGATGGAGGAACGGTAGAGTCTACAAATCAGCAGGTTTTATACATCAATGGAAGTGATGTTAAGTCTTATGTCTGGACTGGGTCATTCCCAAAGACGATTCCAGCAGGCTCTACGCCAGATTCAACGGGTGGAGTTGGTGTAGATTCATGGGTTAAGGTTTATGACTCAAACTTGTTTGATTACGATGGTTTAAGCTCAATCGGTAAGGTTAAATCAGTTTCAGAGTTATCTAGTTTGTCAGGTGAGATTGGTATTACTACGATTGAGCTTGAGTCTTATGTGGCTGGATTCAACCTAGGCGGCGGTACTCTTATCGCGTCAGATGCATCACTTCAGGTTAATAATGTAACTGTTTTTGCAGGAGACGGCGTCACATGGAGGCGTAAACTTAACGGTAGAAGAGCAACAGTATATGATGCTGGTTACACTGGTGATGGTGATATAGCTGCGCCAATAAACTCAGTAAACATGGCTGGCCTTGACTGCGTTGTGCCTGTAGATGGCCTTGTGCAATCACAGATAAACATAGACGTATCAAAAGGTTCATTGATAGGCGAGAACAAGTGCAATATTAAAGAGTCCCCCGGTGCTGTTGGTGAATATTTCATCAACATATTCAACTCAAATACTGATTATGTTGATAGAGACTCGATATCATCAACATCATTGATATCTGGAGTTTCATTTATTGGCCTTGGAGCCCGCAAGTTCTGTATAGGTGGAGCAACATCTGGTGAGACTGGCGAATTAAGAATCGAGAACTGCGGAATCATATCAACTGGTGGAATTGAGTTCTTAGACAACTCATATAGGATTCTTTTTGATAAATGCGCAATAAGCAGGAGTTTTAATGAGACAATAACTTTTAGGTCGAGAGCTAACTCTGGTGAAGTTATGAAGTTTAATCACTGCTGGATTGTAGATAACGGAGGACCAATCACCTTTGAGAATGGTCAGTTTATTTTTGATTCATGCTCATTACCGGCAGGTAAAAAGAGTGGCTATTTTGACCCCACAGTAAATCTGTCCGATAACGCGACGGTAGTTTTCTCAAATGGAAATATAGAGTATCAGCCAGGTCAGAACTTCGTATCATTCCTGGTCACAGGAAGTTCGAGATTAAGCATAAAAGACACCACCATTCTTGTTCCAGATGGTTTTACGTCTGTTCCAATCGTAAGTAATGATGATGGCGTTGTAATCTTGAATAATTGTTCGCTTCCCCTATACGGAAGTACCACAATTGCTTCTGGTTTCCCAGCAAGGCAAGTTGTCGGCGGGTCTAGTAAAAAGGTTATCGCGAGAGGGTGCTTTCCGAGAGCTGGATTCCCTGTTGGTGATTGGAGCAAGGGATCAATTGTTAGCCCTTACATTAACAGCCTAAGCAATGGCAGCGGCCAGTTTCAGAATACTTCCAACTGGTCACTGTCGCAAACTTCTTCTGGATCGGTTGCTGTCTCTAGTGTCTCGCAGGCGCCTACAGGTGTAGCTGCTCAGTTTGATAGGTCATTCCTTTTGAATGTACCGGACTTAAACTCATCAGCTAACTTTACCACTAATGCTTATGATTGCGAACCGGGTAGATACTTCCAGTTCGGCTTTTGGGCCATGAGCACAACAACAGCATTAGCAAGTATTAGATTTTTAGATATTTCTGGTAATGCCGTTGAGGAATCTGTAGGTTACTACATACCGCAAGGTGGTAGCTTCTCTTTTTACGCTCTTATATCAACAGTTCCTCAGGGTGCATATAGAGCCGAGATAAACTTTAACGTAGGACCATCCATTGGCTCCCTTACGTTACACAATGTTATTTATGGATTGATTTAACCAAACAAAAAAGGCCCCGAAAGGGGCCTTATCTTTAGAACGGTATATCGTCTTCGAATTGTTTTTGTTGTTGTGGCTGCTGCTGCTGATGTCTCTGATTCTGCTGATGCTGTTGTTGTCCTTGACTCTGCTTCTGCGCTTGTTCGCGCTGGCTGAATTGCAGCTGAGGCCGGATCATTTCAGCGGTGACGTAAACGGTTCCATCATTACCCTGTCGAGACGATAAATGAAGAGTGTCGGCAGAAATTGAAACAACCTTTCCCTCCTGGAACGCTTCATCATACCACTGCATAACGTTTTCTTTTGCGAAGAATGTAGCGCGGTAGTTGCTATAAACCGTCTCATCCTCGCCATTCTGATTTCGAATCTTCATGCGCTCAGAAAGTTCGACGGCATACATTTTCCAACGTCCGTTGTTGTTGCTTCCTTCTTTAGTGAATGGTGATTTACGGATCTGGCCAGTGATTACGTGTGGCATTATATTTTCCTTTTTTGATGGGGCCGAAGCCCCGTTAATTAGAATTGCTCGATGGATTCAGATTGTACAGGTTCAGAAGGTGCATTTGCAACCTTATCCTCAACCTTTTGATTGTCAGCCTTTTTTGCTGGCTGGAATCCGCGAGCGTTACCAATGCTAAGCTCAGCCTTGCGCTTCTGCAAGTGGTCTTCTGCGATCTTCCATTCCGCCGCGCCAAGTGAACACTTTGCGCTCTTATAAATCACCTGTAGGTCTTCCAGCTTATCACAGTTGGTGATCAGCTTTTTGTAATCTGCTGCCGTACGCTTTGCGATCTCTGCGTCGTCATCGCTCTGAGTAATACCAAGTGCCGCGCATAATGCGTAACGGCGACCGTATGAAGTCGTAGAGCCGTATGCCTGGGCGCTAATTTTCTCAATCGGCATATTGTACTGGAAAGCAAGCCACTCGCCGGAACTGTGAAGGATGAGCGTTTCAATGTGCATCACCTTTTCGGTTGACGTGTCCAGATTTGACTGGATAACCATAAGGTCATGTTCTTTCAGTGCTGGCTCTACCGCCTCCAAAACGTCCGTCAGGTTTGAGTAGTGAGTTTTTAGGTGAGTGTTATAGCCTGATTTTTTTGCGATGGCAAACTGCTTTTTAGCTGCAATTAGAGCGGATGAAACATTCGAAAACTTCTCTGATGTACGCATTATATATACCTTTGTTTACTTCGTTTGATTTACGGTGATTATAGCAAATCACCGCATTCGTGTTTAGCAAAAAGTGCTACGATTCCAAAATGTGATTGAACTGCTTTTTAATCCAATCAGGAGTCTCAAGCTCAATCTCTGGCTCGCCGTTGCTGTATGAAGGCCATACGTCATTCGCTTCGCACATTGAGAAAGTATGAATAACGCTCATATACTGAGCACGCCCAATCTTAAGCTGATCGCCGCTCATCCGGTACGCCATAGGCAAGTAAGGTTCTTTCTTCTCCTGGGCCAGCAAGCGCACAACCACAGGTCGCGTTTCTTCAAAGCATTTAACGAACAAGTCACGCTGCAATGCCATCTTGAGGTAGTAGCCATGATTGAACGCCAGGCGAGGGAACTCGGTCGGGTTAGCGCTCATTGTCGTTTTGTAATCAGTGATGACGACAATTTCAGGGTGAATCTCAGGATCGTAGCCCATGCGCCGTATTGCCTCTAGATCCTTAACGATGTCAACATGGTCAAGTCGCACCTTAACTTTAACGCCACAAATCACGCCAAACAATGAATACTCACGGAATGCAGTCTCACTGTTCATGCAGGCGTTATGTTCAGGAATCATCTCAAGAACCTGGCGCATACTGACGCAGGCGTCGTAGTCCTCAGCCTTAACCAGTTCCACTCCGTCGGCCCACGCCTGACATTGTGCGATCATGTCAATCAGCCACATGACGTTAAGGTCTTCGCCGCAATCAACCATCATTTTAATCAACTCTGGATATTGCTTTCCGCTTGTACCAGTCAGGCCAAATGATTTTAACTTAGCTGCCAATGCCGCCTGGCTTGTTATCACGTTTTCAATCTCGCTTTCTTTCGGTGCGCGGCGATATTGACGTTCAAAAAGAGCCTTACTCTCAAAGTTTGTGTGTGACTGCGTGCCGAAAACAAGAGCCTTAGTCGTAGAGTTCATTTCGAACTTCCACGCCGCAGGGCATGTGCTGTGAATCTTGCTTAACGATGAACCAGAGACATACTCGGCAGTCCATTCATCTTTACTGTGATAAAAGTCGTTGCTCATTTCTTCTGAAGTGAAATATTGAAACAGTGGTTTGGTCATCTCTTTAATCCTCGTTCGTTGTTGATGTGGCTGACTATACGCTATTGGTTGCATTAGTCAATAGGTTACGCGTATATATCTGTAACTTGGTGTATACATAGTTAGTAGTTACATAAAATGACTGTCCGGACCAGCTATAGCTCAATGTAAACGTCGCGTATATCGTGTATATCATTTTCATCGGATGGTGCATTGGTATACGTATGATTAAATACTGTATAAATGTACATATTAGAAATTTATAATCGGAACACTCTATAGAAGTAGTTACATGATATACACAGTAATATATATAATAATAATAATAAGAGTAAAAGGTTGATATATATAGATATTTTAATGTAACCATTGCGTAAATCAGCGTAACAGCGCGTATATCATTTTTCGCGGAAGAGATTGTATACATCGAGTTACATCGGTTACGTGTAACCGTGATTTATGGTGGAATTGGCGATAAATGGCACGAATTGCTAAAGACAACTGGCTATATCTGGGTATATTTAGGCGCATGGCGGCGATGGTGCCGTTTGAATACGAAATTTTCGCAGTCAAAACATATAGAGAGATTAAAATGAACATTAAAGCGTACAAAGAACAACCAAAAACCATGATGAGCACAAAGGAAATCGCTGGATTAACTGGAAAGGAGCACTTCCACGTAATGAGGGATGCAAGGGATATGATCAATGAGTTGTTACAATATAACGATCATCCAGTTTTGGATGATAAGCAATATCAGATACTTAAAGATGGTCGAGGTTATAATTCTGAGATTCTTCTAGACAAGGAGCTCACCGAAACGCTAATCACTGGCTACAGCGTCTTGCTTCGCCACAAAGTTATCCGTAGGCTTCATGAGCTTGAGGTGTTAGTTAAAAAGCAAGCTGAGGTAATCAGCCAGATGGTAAGTATTGATGAACTAAAAGAGGCGCGCATGATGCTTGGTGTAGCTAATGCGCAAAATGCACACCTGAGCCAGCGCATTGTTGCGGAGCAAAGAATAAATGAGATCCTGCTGATGGATAAGAATACCGATGAAAAGCTCGACATGTTGGCTTGTGAGGCTCGCCAGTGTTGGGTCGGTCGTTCTGATGAGATGGAGGAAAGATTTAAATATGAAGCTCAATGCTTCGCCCTTAAGGAAAAGACTGATGCGCTGACCGGACTGATTGAGAATAATCTCGGCATTGATATCAAGCTGCTGCTGGAAAAGAAATAGCACTAATTGCTAAACACTGATCGCAAGGATGCGATACTATTACTCCATCGAAACGAAACGCACTTAATGAGGAATTAGAAATGACTAACTTAATCAAACTTTCAATCATCGCCGCAGCAGCAATCATGATGGTAGGTTGTTCTTCTGGTCCTCGCCCTGATGGTTGGTGTGCAACGCAATCAAACGGAGTGTGCGTGGCTAAATGGAAAAATGGTGTGGTTGTGCCGGCTGGAGAAGTTGACGTGCGCTACGATGGAATTAAGGCCAATGGCGGAGGTTACGGCGGCTCCGTTGCAGATCACGGTAGTAAGGAGTGGAAATAATGCCTCAGGGTATATTTATAGACTTGAATGACGGAAGACCTCCTATGCAGATAACGGCTGGATTAAGAGCGCCAGCCGTGTCAGGTGCAATTCAGGCTGACGGGTTTGATTCTGCTAACTCAACATGGGACTTCGGATTGGCAATGACACCTGGTTCAACAGCTTTTTGCCTACCAAGCCAGGCTGTGTATGTTGATGATTTTGATGTTGTTCCAGAGGTCTACTTCCTCAATAGCTTCTCAAAGGTTAACGATTCTGTAGGGCGCATTGGGATCGGAAATTTCAATGGTTCGAATGGTAGACTATTAAGATTCTACGGCAGTTGTTTTGAGATACTACCTGCTACAGCTGGAAATCAGGGGTTGCTTGTAGAGAACTCAACGAACTTTACAGCCATACCAAACAACGCGAGATTGATGAGTGCGGCGTACGTAGGTGGTTTGCAAGTTAACGGTGCAGCAAGCCTTCCGGTTCCTGGAATACCTTTTGGCATGTGGGATAACCCAAACGTATCACTTGAATCAGATGGTTCAACGATATGGTGTAGGGATATAAACTACGGAGGTACAGATGATGTTGCGGCAAGTGCATATGTGAATCTGGTTATATTCAACAACTCACCACCGCCAGCTGGCCCTGGCATTACAATGAGCAATCCCGCCGGGCAGATAGTGTTCTCAAGTGTGAGGAGGCCATTTGTCCTTGGTGGGTTCATTCAGATCAATAACAACTGGCAATATGTTGGTGGGTTCTTTCCTATACTTAGATGTGGAGCAACAACAAGAGTGACAGGAGGTTACAACAATCTTAGGTATAAGGGAATATGTATGTCAGGTGGAAATGTTAGAGCAGCCCCAGGAACTGTAATTGGTAACTACTCAACGCAATCAGGTGCTCAATTTCCATTCGATACAAACATATCAATGGCACTTCCTTTTACCCCAAACATGTATTAAAAGAAAAGCCCCAATTAAGGGGCTTTATCTATTACCATACTCCAACTACAACCCTTCCTCCATTCGGTAAGTTTACTGTAATTCCATTGTTGTTAATCTGAACAGTATTGTTTGTTCCATTAAACGCAAAGTTACCATTGTTCGCATATAGGCTTCCGCGAACTGTTGCGCTATTGAGTTCAGCACCCCCACTCTTGTCAATCGCCCATCCAGCACTACCTGCCACGTAGTTGTTTGACTGAATCCTGTTGCCAATCTTGGCATTAGTGATTGAGCCATCCTTGATCACCGCGCTCTGGATGAACACCTGGTTGCTCTCAACAACAAAAGGCAATGCCCACTGACCGGAACCAGATCCAATCCCGTTACTGATAGCGAATCTGTTTGCGTCAAAGATGAACTGACTCTTAACGCCAGCACCACTTCCAACAAGTTCCATGCTCATCCCTGCGCTATACTCAACCCCATTGTATTTGAGTCCTAACTTAACGCCGTACTGAGCGCCAGCAGATTCCGCATCTACCCAAGAGTCAAGTTTTTCATTAAGCGAGGCCTGCGTATCGCCAAGTCGAGCGCTCAAAGCCGTGTCTGCTGTAGTCCTTGCTTCTGTCTCTGTGGCTAATGCAGTCTGAACTTCTGTAATCGATGCTACAACTTCATCATCTATCTGCGCCTTAAGGGCCGTGAGAGCCTCTACGCGAGCCTGAGTTTCATCGGCAATAAGATTCACTGCCTGAACGTATTCAGCCTTTCTCTTGCCGTTCTCCTTGGTCATTCGTCGCACGTCAGTATCGTTTGCAAGTGCGTTTTCAAGAATTGATTCCGCCTGCGCCTGAATAGCTCCGTTTGACTCAATGGCGTTCTGCTGTAGGTACTTAAACCCATCGGAATTCTCGATATCAACCTTTATTTCTCCAATGATGGACTCAACGTCATCGCTTGCCATTCCGCGAACAATGTCAGACCAGTCAGAGGCGTTACCAATCCTGTCTACCAATCTTGCCCTGTACCAGTTTACATATCCTGCTGGCAGTGTCGAGTGCCAGTACTCGTACTGTGGGTATGGAATCATTGTTAATAGACTCGCATTCTCCTCACCAGTGTGACCTCCAGCACCATTATCTGGTATCTGCTGCAACTCCGTGTATGCAGTATCGCCAGAACCTTCTGGAAATCCCCATTTAACCCGTATCCCAAACACCTGGTCGTCAGATGCGGTTATGACTGTTGGTTTATCTGGCTTCCCAATCTTACCAGTCAACCCAACGCTGACAACATCAGACCATGGAGACGTGTTTCCACCGCTTGATATGCTCCTTACGCGTACGTGATAATTACCCGCATAAATCCCTTCAACCTCAATCTCTGAGCTTGCTGTACGCGGTACGTTCATCCAGTTACCGTTATCCTTTCTCCACTGCACATCGTACTTGCTTGCGTACTGAACTTTATCCCATCCTACCACCATTGTCTCAACGCTCATCCCCTGCACGATTCGAGAGTATGATGAAACAACAATGTTTTTTGGTGGCTGCATGTTGTCAGGATCTACAATACTGGTTGGTCGGTCATCAATATTTACTCCGTAGTCGATCTCGTCGTATTTATTGGGATCATACTCAACCGCCGTGATGCTGTATGTGAACTCATCATCACCGTCACCCTTCGTGATTCCAGTTACGACGTATTGCTGCAAAGCCACGTCAGTTCTGTCGATTGCGAAAACAGTGTTGGGCTTAACATCAAAACCAAAACCAACATTAAGCTCAATCGTCTTTCCGTCTGCCGATACCTTTGAAATAGTACGGCGAACCGGATTACCGTCAGGCTTATTGACGATAATAAAGTCACCAGCACGAGCATCGACTTTAAAGTGAGTGAACACTTGCAGTCCAGATACTTCCATGACACGACCTGATAATGAAAGCGTCAGGTTGCTTGACCAAAAGTTATCAGCGATAGCCACTACGTCGCCAATCATCGGAATCATACCCTCAAGGCCAGTTGCAAAACTCACGGTCGTGCTTCGAAGGTTTGTTTTAAGAACCCAGCGGCCTCGGCGGTTAGCCTCACTGCGTCGAGTACACCCGATTGCAGTTATTGCCGTTGGGTTATGACCGAATCGTAATGAAGCGTTAAGGTCGAATACCCCCTCGATGTCCTGGCTGTACATGTTCTGCTCGTCGTCGAACGTGACGTTACAAGTTGTGTACATGCTTTTTTCGCTCGCGAACGTGTAGGCAAATGAGCCATCAACGACGTTGTCGTTAGTGAAAATGTATGAAGCCTCTCTCGGTCGGTCGATGACAATTGAAAGGCTCTCACCGTTCCAGAAGCTCATCCCTCGGAAGATTGAGCAAATATCTCGAACCAGATTATACGCTTCAACCTGAGATTGGATCACCACATCGCAAAGGTAGCGAGGCTCCAACCCTCCGTGACCGTCAGGAACTTTCTGATCGCAGTATTGCCCAGCGTCATAGAGCGACCACTTATCGACCGCGATCCCCAATTCACGTTGATCGAGCCCGTATCTCTGATTGGTAATCAAATCATAAAGCACCCAAGCGGGGTTATTTGACCACGCTTTTTTAAAACTGCCATCCCATGTGCCGCTGTATTCTCTCAGCACTGGGTCGTAGTTGCTCGGAACGTTGATGATCTTCCATTTCTTTTTCGTGCTAATGCTTGGGATCTGCGGGAACAGCTCACTGTTAAACTCAACGTAAATAAGGCCAGTCAGAGGATAACGGAATTTAGCGTCAATAACTTCCGCATATGACTGAATGTTGATCGCGTCAACAACTCTTGAATTATTAGAATCTGGAGTGACACGACGAACCCGAAGCAGGACTTGGCTATTAAACGACGGCAAGTCAATGCGCTTCGTTTTGTCATATCCGCTTAGTGTTTTCCCGTCTATAGTGTCCAGCAAAACTTCCTGGTAGCTCCCTCCATCAACCGCCATATCTACGGCCCACTTCACGACCACGCCGACCATATCGCCGTTTTCTTTCGTGGTAACGCCGCGAGGCATCAGGATTTTTACGCGAACGGCCGATAGCTGCTTATTCGTTACCGAGATCACGTAAGGAGTCGTAGTCGTCAATTCACGACCTACGGTGAACTCAGCTGCCGTGTCGTTAAATCCCTTGATGTAGTCCTGCGTCTGTGTGCCTGGGCGAAATTCAGCCTTAACGCCTTCATAGTTAACTTCTCCAGAGGGTGCAATTACAGGTACGTCATTAAGATATAAGTCCTTTAATGAGAAATTCGCGTCAACCTCACCATCACTAACGGCGAGCAAAACCTTAATCTTATTGATTGAGATCAGGTTATCTTCCATCTCTTGTGGGGTGTGAGGTTTACTGCTTCCACCCTTTCTGCCCGTCACTACACTATTTTTAATCATGATGTTTAGCCTTTAGTGCGATTTATAGATGTTTCATTATACAGGCGTAAAAAAACCCGCGCAAGGCGGGTCTTAAGTTATGCCATATCTTCTGCGACGCTATAAGCTGAGAATGTCGCCCCGCCTACAGTCCTGTAACCATACGGGACCGGGATCGGGTTTCCCGCTGCCGTTGTGTTAACTGAGCCACCGAAAGCATATGAAGGCTTGTTTTTGCTGCTCTGAACCTCCATCTTTGAGCCGCCTTGCTGCGGTGAAATCATCTGCATCACGCCGCCAAGAACCATGGCGCCACCCATCATAAATGCTGACGTTGCGAATGTACCCATGAGGGCCAGTGACGCGCCTCCAGTGTAGAATGCTGCCACCATCATTACAGCACCAACAACAATCTGGAACATGCCGCCATTTTTTGAACCGGTAGGGATCGGTATAATTCGAACCTCCTTAGCGCAACTGAATGCCGATTCATCATGCGGCCCAACGTTCTTACCATCCACGAACACAGCAAAGTGCATACGGGAGCCAATCTCGCTTTGCATGAACTCCTTGAACCCTGCAACCTGAGATGATAGCGCTCGGATAGCCTCTGGGTATGAGTCAACGTCATATTTGTGGAAAACGCCGAACCTGCGGCCAAGCGAACCTGATAGCTTGATTGTTTTTAACATTTCTCTAACTCCTTATGCCTACATACCATCACCGTGTGATCCTGGAACCATCCTGAGTAAATATCCGTCTTTGACAGCTTACCAAATGCGTGATGTAGAATTTGATTTTTTCCGAGGTAAATCCCCGCATGGTTCCATACATCAGCTTGTAATTTCATGATGATCATGTCGCCAGGTTCAGGATCCTTTCCGGTTTCAACAAACCCCTCTTTAATGTAGTTATCCTGGTAGAGATTCTCACCATATTCAGGCTTCCACCACTCGTAAGGCTTTCGGAAGTCATTCAGGATTACGCCGCGCTCCTTGTGCCATGCCATAATCAGCCCCCAGCAATCGAAAGAGCCAAGCGACCAGGGCCGACCAATCAGCGGCATGGCTTCAGGATGAACAACTCTCATGTCACCTTCCGGTAGACTTACAATCACCCAGGGTAACTCCATCTCGTTCAATACGCACAGGTCGTGAGCGCTTGGTAAGGTCGTAGCCCCGTCTCCTGTGTGACTGTGAACAATGGCAATCGTGGTTAGGTCATCGTTACCCTCAATGCAGGCGTATTGCACAGGGTCAAGTTGGAATCCTTTTTCCGGCTCAGAGTGAACATTGTCAACGGGCCAGTATTTCTGAACCCGCCCCTTTTGAGTCACCACCCCGCAACATTCATTGGGGTATACTGATTTCGCATGCTCGAAGATTGCCATCTTAATTTTGCCGTTAATCATTGGTTTTTCCTGTCAAGTGATGCGACAGCGCAGCCGCCAAAGTCCAATTCGTTTTCAGCCCCGAATCTCAACTTGCAGGCAGTTACAGTTCCCGCGCAAACGTCCTGAGATGGATCGGTTACTGGATTGTTGTCTTTATCAAACATAGCGCTCCCATTATAACCACACCCATTTCCGCTTCTGTACCAGCCGCGCTGCGCCCAAAAACAAACGCTCTGAGTGACTCGCGGTGGAATCATGATTCCGTCCATGTCATATGGTGAAGTCAGGTCAAATCTCGCAACGTTCTGATCGACAAAGTTCGGTCGCTCAATGTAGTAAACGTATTTTCTGAAGTCGCCAGGTGAGACTTCTCCGTTGTTTCCGAGCATTTCTCTTGAGGTTATCCAGATAGTCACCTTGGCCTGCATCATGCCGTTGTAGGACCGGATAAGCGCCGACACGCGGCTATCAAGGTTAGATAGTGATAGCTGAGGCTTTCCGGCCTTGCCATTACCATTTAAGTCAATGCCAGAGATGCCGAATGGGCGTGCGCCATATTCATTTCCCTGAAAGGTGATTGTTTTTGGCTTAAGGCTCCCGCCTGGCTGTGTTGCTGCAAGAATCTCTTCCGGCGTAAACTGGATGTTCTCGTTGTGCATTCTGTAAATTTGAGCGCCAAAGCGAGTTCCATCAATTTCAATTAGAGTGATTACCTCACCCGGAAACAGGCTCTGCAGTACGTTTTCGAATTTAGCTGACATTTTCTTCTCTCCTGAAAAGCTTAATTGAAGGCGATATGTATTTGATAAAGTCTTCATGGCTCCACCTGTCACCCCTTGTCATGTTGCATAATCGACAGCAAGGAACTAGGTTTGATTTAACGTGACCTATTGAGTTGTCTATTCTATCAAGGCCGTTAGCTGGTGTGTCAATGTGACCGCAGTAGTGACATGGTTCATTCATTTTTATAATACAATATTCAATGTTTATATCACTTACAAAACCTTTCTTTTTATCACTTGCTATGTAATGCCTCATTTTGTATAACTCGTTATTTTCACTCATCATCTTAAGGTGAGAGTCCCTACTTCTTTCGTACCTTCTCTTATCGTAATCCGCCTTCTCTTTCGGGTCTAATGGAACCCTTCTGGCCTCACTGCACTCCTTGCACTCATGAGTTATCCCATTCTTGCACTGCTTGTGCTTGCAGAATAACTCGAAAGGTTTCTCAACTCCGCATTTTTTACAAACCCTAAACATTTACACGCACCTCCAATAAAAAAGCCCCCGCTAGGAGGCTTTATTCTACACCGCTGTGAATGTTTCTACAATGGTGCATTTTACGACAAGAAGACCTCGACCGATTGGCTGAGTATTCAGCGTGTCAGGCTTCAATAGGAAGACGCCGATCTTGTCCTCCGGTGGGGTAAAGGCAAAGGCTTTCAGTCTGTGCGATCGCAAAAATTCGCGCACTTCTTTCCAGTCCTTGCCAACGTAACTGATTGCGTACTCTCGTCGCTCAGTGTTGTAGCCAGACGATGCAACCTGGCGGAATCCATTACCAAACTGCACCTGCCTGTCATTGTTGGTGACGGTCATCACGCCGCCACCATCCTGAACCTGTACGCACCACTTGAAAACGTCTAGGGCCATTTATTACGCTCCTGCTTTTCCGTTGATGTAATTGTAAACTTCGCCACCCTGGGAGCATGATTCCTGAATCATTTGCTTGAAAATCATTTTCACGCCTTGCTCCATACCCTTCGGATCGCTACCGTTATTGATGCTAACAGGGATGCTTCCAATTGTCACGCCGCCAGCCATGATTGCAGCGCCGCCGCCTCCGCTTGAAGTTCCACCAACCATCCCGCCATTCGCATAACCGCGCATCATTCGATAAAGGTTATCGACTCCAATTCGCTTTGTCGCTTCCTTGGTCATGACAAACTCACCTTTGTGTACTGTTCCAGCAGGCTCATATTTTCCACCGTCGCCAGTGTACCCGCCAGTAGCGAACCATCCTGAGTTAGCGAAGGAGAACCCCTTGCCGCCAGCCGAGCCGCCCATCATTCCAGAGATTGAGTTGAAGATTACCATCTGAGTGATCATCTTAATGATCTGGCTGATAATGCTCTTTGCAAAGTCTGCGAAGTTAGCTTGCCCCGTCATCAGGAACTCAGTCATCATGTCTGACAAACCGTTCAGGGAGTTAGTTGCGATGTCATATACGTTTCCGTACATATCCGTTGCGCTATCTCCGTAGTCCGCAAATGCTTTCTGCGCACCAGCCAGCCAATCTCCACGAAGCTGATCCTCTTGTGCATAATACTCCTTCTGCTTATCAAGCATATTATTCAGCGCCTGGTCATCCTCCCCGCCGCCTTTAGCCATGTAATCAGCTTTAATTCTCTCAAGCTGAAGCTGTCTTTCAGCTTCACGAGTACCCATAGACCTCGTCTCGTTCAGAGACTTGCTGGCTGCGTCCATCTGCATGATAAACTTCATTGAATCATCATTCAGCTTGTTTATTCTCTCCTGGGCAACAATCTGATCACCAATTTCAGCCTTTTCCTTCGCTAGCGAGAGAACCTTTTGCTGACTGGTGAGCAATGCCTTTTCCTCATTTGTCAGTTTGCGTTTGCTCTGAGCCTCCTGCAGAATTGCGATCTGAGCTTCTGTTGACCATAGCGCTTTCCTCTGGCTTGAGATCTTGTCGTTAATAGACGTGTGCTCTTGCAATGTTTTAAGCTGGGCTTTGAGAACGTAAAGCTCTTTATCAAGCTGTTCTGTTGCCCCTTTTGTTATCCTGGCGCCCCCCTTTTTCCTGTTGGCTTCCTCAATGGCCTTTGCCTCTTTCTCTACAGCGTCCTTCGTTTCTTTGCTGTATTGCTTCTCAAGATCTCTCCGCTCCTTCAGGGCGTTAACGTACCCCATTTCTCCCTTTTCTACCCTGGCGTTAATCTCATCAAGATCTTTCGCAAGTCCATCGTAAGTCGCTTTCGACTCAGATGCGATCTTCTCCTGCCCTGCGAGAATGTCCTTACCGAAATCTTCTGCGAAAGGCAGAGACTGTGTTGCCTTGATTGCCGACGCGATAAAGTTAGAAATGTATTCATCACCTTTGGCGAGAATCATCTTGACCTGAATTACCGTTCCGCTAACCACATCAATAATTAGGTTTAGTGCGCCTAGCGTGTGATCTCCAACCCATCCCCAAGCATCAGACGACCATTTCTTAATGTCATTCCACATCTTTTCAAGTGGTGTCGCCGTTCCTGCAATCTTGCTCATTCTTTCTTCCATGACATCAGCAAATAATTTCGTTGCTTCCGTTACTGCTTCGGTTTCTCCCCTAGTCTTTGCGATTCCGTTAATGTAGGTTAACTGTCCTTTTTCAAGGAAGTTGTACTGCTCATTCAGTTTTGCCAGACCCTTTACGGGATCACCTGCAATCTTACTAAAGTCACTGATAATATCGCTCGCTGCCCGACCCGTCGCGGCTGACCATTCAGCAGTGGCGCGAGTAATAATCCTGATTTGGTCCTGGGTGTACTTCCCGCTCTTTGCAAGCTCAGTAGCAATATCTCGAACAGATCCGATAGTCGCGTTACTGGTGTCAGCAATCTTTGTTGCTATCGCATCAAGGTCAGCTGCGGTAGCCGCTGAAAATCCACCAGTTTCAATCAAGGCGTTTTGCATATCAGTAATGTAACGGTAGGAGTCATAACCAGCTTTTGCCAGGCCAGCAAGAGCAATACCCATCGCAGTCATCCCAACGGTTACTGGGTTCAGGTATGAAAGCAGAACTTTGAACGTATTTCCTACGCCGCCGAATGAATCCTTGATCTGCCCACCCTGCTGAACAGCAACCAACCACACAGGCATACCTGACGCAAGAGAAGTAACCACGTCAGTTATCTGAGCTGGTAGCATACGCATTGCGTTTTTGTATTCACCAACAGAAAGCCCTGCTACGTTTGTAGCCTTTGCCTGCTTGTTCATTGCAGCGATAAATGGAGCGGCCTGAGCTGTCACGCCAAGCTCAGCGGCTCTCAGCTCCAATAGCTCCTGCTTTGTCATGGTAGCCGCGTTCGCCTGATCCCTTAATGACTTAAGGAATGAGTCAGCACTGTTCTTTGCTGCGGCCTTTGCCTTTGAGTTCTCCAGTGCCGCCCGACCCTCTTCGGTCATAGCCAGTTTCGAACGATTAAGCGCGTTAATCTGAGTCTCAATCATGCTTGAAAGATTAAAAAACTCCTTATCAGGGACCATGCCCTTACTCCAGAGTTTATCCAGATCTACACTTGCTTGTTGCAGCTGGCGCATCTTGTTCGCTGTAGGGTCGATGACCTTTTCTACCTCAGAGAACTCCTTCTTCTGGCGCTTGACCTCGTTGTTTAAATCTTTCATTTTTTGCTTTGCGACTTGCTCAGCATTAATGAAGTTGTCGAAGCTCTTGCCTGCGTTATTGTTAGCGCTTGCCAGCTCATCAAGAGACTTGACCGCCCTGTCAACCTGGGAAACGTCAACGCCAAGCGATAGCCCTGCAAATTTATCTGTCATAAAACCCCCATACGAAAAAAGCGCCCGTAGGCGCTATTATTTTTTGTGCATTTGCTTAAGAGCTTCCGCTTCCATCACACGCACATCATTTAAGGCCATTTCTTCACAATCTATTTTATAGATTCGAAATAGCATAGGCAAGACATTATAGTCAAGCCCGTAAGCTCCGGCTCCTGCAGATCTCCATTGAGTTTGCATCGCGGTGAATACTTCCCATGACTGGTATGTTTCCTCGTCGAACTGCAATATTTCAGGATCTTCGTTTTCGTAGTCTTCACGGGTTAATCCGTATGCCTCTAATTCTGAGTCGGTGGGCGTTCGCCTGAATAGTAGCTCGACCGCCCGTTTTAGTTTTTTACTCGGTAGCCAGCCAACGCTTGAGTGTAGGTTGAGATAAGGCCACCAACAACGGCAGGGTAACTGTCAACCAGCTTGTTGATGTTTTCATCATTGAACTCGTCCTCAAGTTCCCACCCACTAGCCAGGGATTTTACAAACTGAGCGCCAGTCTGTTTTTCTGCATTTTTCAGCGTAGCGTTAAGTTCGGATGACGTTAGCGCCTTGACGGTGAATGCAAATGTAGCCTCCACGCCGTTCGGTAATACAAATTTAACTGGCAATTGGAAGTCTGGTAGGCGTTCTGATAGGGTTACTTTAAAGCTCATGGTGTTTTCCTCTTTGTTTGAATTGGTGACATTAAATCACAAATAGAAAAAGGGGGGCAATAGCCCCCTTTGCATTACGCAACAAACTCTTTCATGTGCGTGTATTTGCCATCAAGTGAGATGGTCAGGATGGTCGTTTCATCTTCGTTCATCACCGTGTTAGGGATGTCATCGAAAGATGGAGTACCAGAGAAGGTGCGGATCGGATAGCTTGCCTTCGGTACGAACATTCGCATAGCTCGCGTCTTGCCGTCTTCGTCGTAACCAATCAGAAGCTGAGTGATTGGGTTGGAGTAGTCGAAGTCGAACGTATACGCGATGGACGTCGCAGATTTAAAGGTCGGAATCTGCTTCTCTCGGTCATCTGATAGGCACTGCTTGGTATAGAACTGCTGCTCGCCGCCAGATTTTGCAATGTCGCTCACGCATGGAATCTCAATCCAGCTTTCGATCTTAACGAAGGTGGAAGCGCCGCCAGCGGGGAACTTGTTAAGGTCAGCCGTGGAAGTGTTCTTGTCGCCTTCAAGCGTGATTGATGCGTCCAGGGTTACTTCTTTCACTCGCATTACGCGATTTTTAAATGCAGCCCATACGCTTTCCAGCACCAGGACGTAATCGCCTTTCACAATGCCAGTGGTTGACGCAACAGTCGCCACCGGATTTTCCGCGTTACTCACTGCGGTTGCTTCGATTTCGGTGGCTGCTCGGGTCTGCTCAATAAAGATTTGGGAACCGTTAGGAAGTGCCATAGTTAATGCTCCTTTATTCGTCGTATTGTACTGTGAAGCGGATTGGAATTAACCAGCCTCGTTGTGATTTCTGCACGGGCTTTTGGCTCGCGCCTTCAAAAATAAAACCTACAGAAAGGATTTTACCATCTTCGAAGAAATTAGCAATTTCTTTTGCTAGTTTGCGCGCGTCATCCATGCCAGTATCAGGCGAGAAAACAATGCCAATTTGGACAAGGCCACGAATCCTGATACACTTCCGGCTCAAAGATTTGTACGTCTTCTCTGCCGGAATGTAATCAAACTTCAACCACGTAGAGCCATCGTCAGGCTCAGTGAACGCTACGTTCTCATGCATGATAGGGAATCGACTTCCGAACTCACCATGTAGCGCCTTACGCGCCGCGACCGCCAGGTCATAATCGTCATAAACCATTTTTATTCCTTGATTCAATAATTGCTTCTGCCATGTAAGATCTCAACCGGATAGCCACCAGGCCAAGCACGCCAGCGGGAGCTTGCTGTGAATGTCCGTACTCCAGAGCATTTGCATAGATCAGCATGTTAGAAAAATAGATGGTAGTTACCGCGCCGCCACGACCTAACGGCAATGCGTTAGCTGTTCGTATACCTGCGGCGATGGTTTTGTCACCCGTTTTGTCATACTCATTCAGCGCGTACATTGGGATGTGGTTATAGGTTATCTGCCAGTTAGCTCTAAATCGCCCTGTATCGACTGGAGAGCCTTTAACTAAATCGGCGTGTACAGCCTTGACGAACTCACGAATAACGTCATCAAGGCCCGATTTAACCTGCTTAATCCACTTCTCTATATCGCCCTGGAATTTCCTGACGATATAGTTAGCCATGTGCCGCTACCTTACGCAAGATCGGACGGTATGCGATAACGTGAGATTGAGTCGGGTTAACTGGTCGATTGTCAACGACTCGCCAGTGCTGGCCCTCAAGGATGATAATCATCCCATTCTCAATCGGTGTAACGTTAGAGAAGAACGCACGCTTGTCTCCCAGCTTGATAGATTCGCCATCAATCATGTGATAGTTGATCGCTCGCACAGCGCCGAACACTTTACCTCGAACCTCCGGCACTTTCACCTCTTCACCGTCAACCATTTGGACGCCGCCACCAGTGATGATAATATCGAACCCGACCTCATCGTTACCAGAAAAAGCATTAATCCCCTGATTGGTAAGCCTTTGGATTTCATTGTAATCAATCATCGCACACAACCCCGCGCCCGAATGCCAGAGATGAGGCCGAAGCCACCGCCTTTCTTCTTGTTGAGAACGTCGAACATTTTACCCCATGGTGTTTGAGTAATCTGACGACCGTCAGTATTCTGCGTTACAGAGCCGTAGCCAGTGGAAAATTCACCGCTCAGGGAGAATGACGTTACTCGCCGTGAGTAGTTTTCCAGGCTTTCATTTTCCCCCTTCATCGCACCATCCAAAAACATCAAGTGCATTGTGTACAGGGCTAGAGCCTTGTAGTAATCATTGCCGAATTTGCTCTTGCATACGAATGACTCAGACAGAGCTATCCATGCAGTAAAAACTTCATCTTCCACTTTTTTGAGTGCCGGAGCTAGCTGTCGCATAAACCCCAACGTCTTAATTTGATCTTCATTCATGGTTGATTTCCTCTTGATAAAAAAAAGGGACGCATTAGCGCCCCATATGGTTTATTTGATGTCTGCGCCAGTTTCCAGCTCTTCGATGCTCTTAGGCTCTTTCTTTTTCTTAGTCTTCATGGTTGACTTGAACCCTTCAATAATCTCACGAGTTTTCTTTGGTTCATCTTCGAACTCGACGACGCCAGAGATAAATAGGTGCTTAAATGCAGGAGACTTGATTTCTGACTCATCAACTTCAATTGATTCATCAGGGGATACGTTTGTCTTGTTGATGCGAAGCAGGCAAGCGCCAATATTTTTAATCTTAACGGTTTTGGTAGTCATTTTTAATATTCCTTACTTGGTTGCATTAGCTTTTGAGGTTCTAATTTAATTCATTTTTGACTATGAGTCAAACAAAAAAACCCCTGAAATTAATCAGGGGCTTTGTTTTACTTGCCCACACCAACCAGGAGGATGAGGGTAAGTGGGCGATACACGATCAGGCCAGTGGTCTTTGACGTGCACGGCACTTTGAAGTGCAAGTCTTTCGGCTGCATTGGCAGCATGTTGAACGACTCAGGGATCTCGATACTCATGTTCATCGGATCTTTTTCGTAAGCCAGTACGGCTTTGGTGCCTGCTCCGTCGATGTCTTCCAGTTCAGAAATGGAAGAGATGGTAATGCCACCGTTCTGAGACTTGAACCAGTCAAGATAACTCATGGTCGTTTCCGGCATACGCTTAGCCAGCAGTTTACGCTGAGACGGCGGAATTACGATGTCGGTTACTTTGTGCTTACCATTGGTGACTGATTCCATCTGCTCGATCAGGTCGGTCAGTTCATCACTTGCCTTTTCAGCGTCAGCCCACGCTCCAGCCACAGAGTTTACTCGCGGAATGTTCGGATGGTCAAATACCGAAACGATCTTGTGAGGCTTCGAGCCTTTGAAAACCAGCTGATTAACCAGTGTTTCGTGACCTTCGCGAGCCAGAGTTGCTTTACGGTCAGAAAGGCTTGAACCAAGAGCTGCTCCAGTTTTGATCTCATCAATGGAGATAAACCACGCGTTACCCAGTCGGTGAACTCGACCTGATTCCATGGTGTGAGTAGCGTCAACGGTCGGCAGGTCGTCGCTATAGTCAGCGATAATCTTCGCCATGGTCACGCCGTCCAACTTCATGTATTCGAACAGGTTAGCGGTCGGGCTGATTTCTGTGGTGACAGGGAACAGAGCAAGCGCTGAAGTTTCAGGGTACGCCTCTTCATATTGACGCTTCAGAAGTTGCGTCATCTGGTTAACGGTCCAGATACCCATCTGATCGACTTTGCTTCCGCTGATGCCGAGCTGGCGAAGGCCGTTAGTGATCATATTCTTCTCGAAAGAATCTAATTTCATAGTCATAATTTGTTCCTTTTGGTTTAGAAAGACGTGATTAAGTTCACGGGTCTATAATAGCATTTTTTGTTAAACGGTCAACAGCTTTTTGTGTTAAGCGCTTGAGCTATTCCTGGCAATAAAAAAGGAGCCTTTCGGCTCCATATTATGGTTCAGCTATTAAGCTGCCGGACTTGCCGGAAGCTGGAATTGAGCTTGAGTAACCTGGATTTTGATAATGTCGAAGTTCTCATTATCAGTCTTCAACCATTCGCCAGTAGTGGTGTACGCGGTGCCAATACCAGTTGCCGCCACAGTGCCGGAAGTGGTCAAGAACACCTGCTTATTGAACTCTTTGTTCGCTTCAGGCAGGTCTTTAGCACAGAGTACCCATGCTCGACCATGAGTAAGCACGTTTGTTGCAGAACCTTCGTCATATACACCTTCCGGTGAGTACGCGTGAGACATGATTGCGACGCCAACCAGGTTCGGTGTTTCTGCAGAGATGGTGTCAGTTACGACTTTGTGACCATCAACAACCTTTCCAGTAGGATCGAGGGCGACTACCACGCCAACCTTAATTTCTTTAGCCGCCGCACAAGCTCCATCAACGTTGTAGAGAGAGGTGTCAGCCAGCAGGCCTGCATATGCTTTTGAACGGTTAACCGTATAAGATGCTTTGATTAGTGCCATGATATTTTTCCTTTTTCAACTTATATGTTAGCGGCCTTTCGACCGCTGATTGTATTACTTACGGAAGCGAGCTTGAGGATCAGGGATTCCAGAGTCTGCACCATCGTTTTTGTCGTCGGACTTATCACCATGAACCTTGATTCGCTGAGCTGCCATCTTATCAGAATCACGAGCGATTTCATAAGACTGATTGATGTATGCATCAGATTTTTCTTTCGCGTCGATACCGAGAACTTCGTCGATAACCGCCAGCTTGATTTCTTTCTCAGTCAGGTCATCACACTTAATGCCGATGCCGGATGCAAAAGAGATAACGGCGCCCAGCGCGTCAGATTTTTCTTTTGCTTCTTTCAGTGCTGCTTCGATCTGGTCTGGAATGCTGTCAACTTTAGCTTTCAGGGCGTCGCATTCAGCTTGAAGGCCATCAACCTTTGCGCCAGCTTGTTCGGCTTTTGCTTGCAGCTTGCCGATGTGGTCTGCCACGTCTTTTGATACTTCCACTTCAGCTGAGTCAATTTTAATTTTTACGGTCATTTCACTTTCCTCATTGGTTAATTGAACATGCTCATCATATTTAATTTCTTCTGAGCCGTCAAGGTTTAATCTGGCAATACCTGCGCGTCCGTGCTTAACCTTGGCGACGTGGTTAGGGACAATATTGGTTTGCAGTACGTCGAACTCCTCCCACTCGTCGGTCATTACCGTTCCGCTTGGGAAGCGTGACTCCATTCCTTCAGCGTCATCCTTGAAAACATAATCACCAGTGTTAACGTTGCCCCAACCTTCTCGGTGAATGTCATTGGTCTTGTAACCAACTGACAACTCAGCCGCGTCGCCACGCTTGGCTGATTCAATTGATTCCTTATCATGGATTACGATCGGACACTTCAAGCCGATCCCGTCTCGACGGCCAGCGCCAGAAAGAGAGCCAACAACAATCTTTCGCGCGTTGCTTGTGCTTACTTCCTGGTGGCCCTCTACGATCGGCATTCCACGGAACAGCTCCATAGCCTCAGCCTTGAACACTTCGTTCGCTGGTCGGAACTCTCGCTGCATTGTTCCATCGGCACGCATGTACTCCTGAATACCGATTCTTGCGATGACTGGTTCGTCATGCAGAAAACCATTCGAATCGAATCGCGCCTTAATCGGAACGCTGTCATATCGTTGCTTAGTAGTCATTTTTTACTCCCGTGATTTTTGTGAAAATTATATTTCGTCTCTGCATCCTTTCTTGCGTACACAGCGTCATCTTTTATATCGTATCTACCAAGGAACCGCTCCTTTTTGTCCACCCTTATTGAAGCAAACCATTTGCTCGTTCTCTTACACCAACTAACCCCGACAAATCCGCTTTTGTTTGACTTACTCATCGAGACGTTTTTGCAGTTCTCTTGCCTGGTTACGAGCCTTAAGTTTTCGATCCTGTTATCATCCGTGATGTGGTTTATATGATCAATCTCCATACCTTCAGGTATTTTGCCATGGTGCATCTCCCATATTACCCTATGGGCTGGAGTTAGCCTACCCATAATCCTAACGTAAATATATCCATCCTCATCCTTCCATCCAGCAATATCGCCAGCCTTAACCCTTGCTGATGTCGGATTTTTCCAGATGAGATCTTTTCCTACATGATAAAAATAATCATTGAAATTCATAGTTAATTACCATTGCTATCGAATGATGGAACAGCCCAGCATCGGCAACCGTAAGGCTCTCCAGGGAACGGATGGTCATCTGAGATCTCAATACGTTTACCTTCCCACTTTACGTGCTGCAATCTCTCGCGCTCATCTAATTTACCATGCCAGAAATAGTGAGTTACCCCGGCATCTTCAAGGCGCTGGCGCATAAGTACGCTATTCCAGGTGGAGACGATGCCGCGAGATCGGTTTACGGTCCAGCCAGTATACACCTTGTAACGCTGCTTTAAAACTTCGTCAATCTGCTTGCTGGTTTTATTGCGCACATTTTCTACGCGTAGGTTTTGCGACCAGTCAGAGATGATGTCGTTTGATAGCTTCAGGATACTTGCTTCAGCTGAACCGCGCCATTGCGATGACTTCTCACGATACCATGACTCACTAGCATTCGACCCCAGCACGCCAAGCAGTATGACCGCTTGATTATTCTTTCCTCCAGCCTTCTTCGCTACGTTTAGAAATTGCTTTGAGTTGAACTTATAGATTGCCATGGCCAGTGCCGGAAGTGTAGCAACGATAGTCGCGATAAGCCCAGCGGCATACTTCGCCAGCTCATCCTCTGCGTTGTTGATCTCCTCGTCAGAAGCGTCAAACCTCATCCCACCAGTAAGCGTGCCAGCCTTCTTAGCCATTTGACCAGCGAAGGTTGACAATGAGCGGCTAAGTTGCCGCTCGCTTGCTTCGGGGTAACTCCATTGATTTACAATGCCGTTAACCTTCATGATTATTCCTCGTTGTTAACCTGTTGATCTGCTGGTTCAATCACTTCAATTTCCGGTGCCGGTCCTTGAATCTTGATAAAGTCTGCGATCGCCTCAAGTGTATCACGCGCCTCGTCACGGTCAATGACCTGATCTGCAACCAGCTTAGAGATTGAGTCGACGTTATTCTTCAGCGTCTCAGATTGCTCTTTCTCGCTTGGCATTGATAACGGCTCGAAGCGTACAGACCACTCTTCCTCATTAATCATCATTGGAATTAACCACTCCAGAAGCGGCCTGTAATACTCGTTACGCTTACGATCAATCATCTTATAGAAAGTCTCAAGCGCTGTATTCTGGCTCGCTGATACGCCTCCTACGTTCTTATTCTTGAGGATAATTTCATGAATCTGTGAGTAGTTCACGATACGGTCCATTTTCTTATCAAGGAAGGTGTCTACGCCGCTGATGTCGGAGTTGAGAACATCATATTCCTCGTCGGTGGCGTCGATACCAATTGTACGACCTACGCCGCTATTGTCATCAACCTGGGCTAATCGAAGCCGTGCTGCGTAACGACCTTCGTCATCGTCGCACAAATCCGCCAGACCTTTAGCTTTCCATACGCCTTGCTGCTTACGGCGCAATAGCTGAGTCGCCAGTTCCTCACAGTAGTTGTAGTCCAGAATGGCATCAATCAAGCCCTTGCTCAGCACCGATGCGCCCCAATCGTTATTCTGCGCACGAAGTGAGTTAGGAACACGCTCGCCGCCGTTAACATAGACTCGCGTGTAGTGGACGTCGTATTCCGGTACGCTGCCGCCAGGGTTAATGGTGTAAATCTTCGGCATACCATAGCGAGGATTTCGTGCGTTCTTCTCGCGGTCCTTGATGCGGATCTGCTCTTTCTCGTAGACGCGGATTGACTCAAGCTGAGCACCTTCCTTGATTGGTGATGTCAGAAGTCTGTTATCACGGACGACGGCAACGATAGCTGAACCGCCATATAGCCGCTCCCATGAGAACGCCTCTACGATCTGCTTGTTCAGCTTTAGGCCATCCCATAGTGATTTGAATGCCTTCTCGTCTTTCACGCCGTCCAGCCCGAACCCAGGGAATACCATCTCCTCTGGTATTACGTCAACAATCTTTTTAGCCATAGGATCATCAATGTAAAACTGAGTCACATACATTTGATCATATAGCGATGCAAGCGCCCCGCCTGCCGTGCCTTCACCCTTAAACACCTTGTTGTAAGAGTCGGTCTTAACGCTTTTTTTGCTCATCTGTTTTCTCCAAATAAAAATGGCTAGGTTGTTAGCCTAGCCATTATACATGAGTTTAGCAATTCTCGCTATCCTTGCCGTGGTTTGTGTGATACCCAATCTCATGCTCCGCGCTCTTCCTTGCGCAAACCGCATCAAACCAGTCATTATACCTGCCAAGATTTTTGTTCTTTCCGTCATCACCCATTATGCAAGCCATCCACATTTCATCGCGAGAATACCATGTAACACCTACGCAACCGCTTTTATTCCTTTTTGATATTGAAAGGTTTCTGTTGTTTCCTCTATAGCTTTTAAGTTCAAGGTTTTCTATCCTATCATCATCTCTTACGTGGTTTATATGATCAATAACAAACCCTTTTGGAACGATGGCTGCATTATTGTGAATACACCACACAATATGTGATCGTGGTATTTTCTTTTCAATACCGCCAATTGTAATCCACACATACCAGTATCCGTTTGATTTATCTAGGTATCCAGCAGTATTGCCAACCATCCTATTAAACGCGTGATATGCACTCATTTTACTAAAATCACTTTCTGGCCTTCCATTCCAGAAAACCTCTCCGCTTTTGTATGTAAAAATATCGCTGAATCTCACCTTAACACCTCATTAACTTTATTTATCTACACTAAATTATACAAAGCACGCTAAGGCGTGTTTTGACTTTTAGTGCTTTTCCTGAGTCCTGCGAGTTTTTTCATTCGTGCCACCGGATCATCAAGCAAGTTCATCTCGAAGTTACCAGCATCAACCACGTTATCCACGATATCATCGTGAGGATGGCTATCATCAAAGGTGAAGCCTACCAGTTCCGCTTCCATTTCAGTAAGCATTGGGTGAGATTCAGGAAAAACGATTCGCCCTGCTTTCATGATTGGTGCTGCGTCCATTGCACGCGTAACCTTGTCGGTATCTCGCTGCACTGGCGTGATGTCAATCGGGAGCTTCTTGTTAATTGACTGGATCAGGCCCGTACCGCTCGCCTTGTCTTCAATGTAAACCTTGCGTAATGACGTCTTGTTCTCCTTCGCCCACTTAAAGCAGTTGCCGTAAAAGTTAAGAGCCATCGTTTCAAGGTCCGGCGCTTCCCACTTACCGCGAATGCCGTCGATGAAATACACGCGATCCTTATACTTACCCCACAGAACAAATACGCTGTAGTCGTGAATTTCCTCAGCCTTCTGCGCGGTGTCCGCAGTGGTAAAGAGGTATTCGAAGCGATCCGGTTTTGGCATGTTGGCTTTTTCGCCGTCGCCGTAATACTGGAACCATTCCGACTTGAACGCGTTGCCACCAAGCGCGATCGGCTTTTGCTGATACTGAGACTCAAAGGTGTAAAGGTCGGCCTCCCGCAATGCAAGCAAGCTCTCTGCGCTTTCTTTTGCAGGCCAGAATGAATAATGCTTAACACCATCAATCTCGACAGGTTCAGAAGATAAAACGTCGCGGTCAAACTCTTCTTTCAACCAGTCAGGAAGTGCGTCTCTGTATTCCTCAGTGACCAGGGCCGGAATGATTACCTGCTCAAACTGCATCCCACCCATACCGCCATTCATCAGGAACCAAGTCGCGTCGTTTACGTGTAGTCGCTGCTGAACAACAACGCATGGTGTCTTGTCATTCATTCTTCGCGATCGAACGGTGTTCTTTAACAGCGTGTGACCAGCCTTTCTCTTTACTGCTGAGTATAGGTCTTTCGGCTTCTCAGGGTCATCAAGCGTCAGCATTCCGGTGAAGCCATCATCCATATAACCGCCACGCTTACCAGTTACCTGACCACCGATCGCACGTGAAGTTAGAGTTAACCATGCCTTTTCCTTTGAGTTTAGAGCGGTAATGTCACCACCTGAAGCCTTTGCTAGTTTGCAGGGCCAAAGCTCCTGGAACTCATCAGACCCGATAATCTCACGCGTCCTGATCCCGTTATCCTTAACGAGACTATCAGAGAATGAGAGGTTAAGATTCCTTATCTTCTCGCTCCTGAACATGCAATACACTGGCATGTGAATGGAGAAGATCTCAGTCTTGCCAGAGCCTGGGGTAATGTTGAATATGATGTTTTGTATCTCACCGTTGATTATCTGCTCAACCTTCCAGCAAAGGTAGTTGAAGTGCCAATTAGACCTAAACTTCTGAGCCTGTATCAAAGCGAACCATATGCGCATAAAATCACTAAAAGACCTTTCGCTCATCACCTTCACTACCGACTTCTCTTTCTCGGTTAGATTTTCCCATATTAAAATGTCTTTACTTGCCATTGTGCACATACTCCACGTGAACTAGCTAAAGGTTTATCAAATCTTATCAAGAACGCTTTTCACAGCATCCTCAATCGTCTGAGTATCATTCACTACATTACTTACGTTGACCTCGGCGGGCTTGTCGATTCCAATCTCCTTGCCTACAAACCCAGCATTGATGATATTGGCTGCAGCAAGCTGATATTTTTGCTCATGGATTACAGAGTCAACGAACTCCATTACCTCCGCGAATCCAGGTGATGCGCGCCAGCTCTGAATTGAGCTTGCTGTAACTCCGCAGTACAGGCAGAATCCGTTTAAAGTGAAAATGCGAGGCTTATGCACTAGGTTCTCAGTAACTACACCATGGAAGCTCGCCGTTTCGATTGCCTTAATTGCCTGGTCCTCGGCCCATGAGAAATATTTAACCGCAAGGTTGAATACAGTCTCAGGCGTCATTGGGTGACGATGGTTCAGGTTGGCAATGTCGCCATACTTTTTATTGTATAGCTCTTTGAAGTTACCGATTCGAACCTTCTCGTTCGCGTGGCTGGTGAAATTTTCGTCTTTCATAGTTGTTTCCCCTTGTTGAATAGGAATGAATTATACCAGATTGCAGGCATAAAAAAAGCACCCCAAAGGATGCTTAAATGAATCAGTCAACGTATTTGATGGCCCCAGGCTTCCGCCCCGATCGAATGTCGTTAATCTCGTTGAACACAGAGATAAACTTGCCGGATACGCGCCACTGCTTTTTCTTCTCATCGTATCGAGCTTGAGCGAACTGACCTCGCTTAATTAGCTTGGCTACACATGAGCAAGATAACGAAATGATCAGGACGAAAGCGAAAATAAAACCATAAATAAACGTCAGCATGAAATACCCCTTACATAATTAACTAAAAATTTATGAGTCGTTGTATCGACTCCGCTCATTTTCTTTGCCTTTGAAACGGCCTCTTCGGCGCTACTGGCCTCAACCTTTGCTTCAAAGTTTTGCTTACAAGATGCGCATGTGCGCCCCATTAGCAAAATAGTTAGCTTGACCTCAAACATATCAAACCTCGTTATTAGTCTCGGCGGCAGGAATCGAACCTGCATTACATCGATTATCTGTCGATTGCTTTATGGAGGTATAAGCTCCACCCTAAGGCCAATATTAGCAACGCCGAGTAATTGGCGCTCCGCACTGGGTTCGAACCAGTAACCTACGACTTAGAAGGTCGTTGCTTCTTTCCAATTGAGCTAGCGGAGCTTAAATGAAGGCCGGTTACGGAATCCGGCAGGCTTTCACAATGCCTCGATTGTATTGCGACTTACACTTTGCTTTTGGCGATGCGCTATTTCAATTTGCGGATTACGAACCGCTCGTTGCCACTTGGTGGCCTCTTCTGTTTACGAGATTAAAGATACCAGTCAGTGAGATGGTTGTCAATCAACTTTTTTAAAAGTTCCATACGTCTGGCAAACAGGGTAGTCGATCGCGACCTTGTTCCCCTCGTCGCTGTAGACATAAACGTATCCCTGGGAATCAACTTTTTCCACTGTGTACTCGCAGCCATTAAAGAACTCATAACCGCGCGCGCCGATACACTTGATCACGTCACCCTTCTTGATCTTACTCATAGATACTTTCCCCATTTTCACGCTTTCCGCACCTCCCCTCTATGTACCCTGCAATCCATATAAAACGCGATCGCGATATAATGGTCGCTACGGCATCATGGTGCTTGGTAATAATTGAGGCAACCAGCTTATCATCTTTGCGATCTTTCTTGCTTAGGGTGGCATACGCTGCGTTTAATTGCTTGGCCTTGGCCTTTACTGCGTTCATCTGCGGATCGGTTAATCCAAACATTTATTTATTCCTGTAGGTTGCTTGTTTAATTTTTTTGTCAATTCGTTTCCATTCTGCCAGGTCCTTTATTACCACGTAACAGGCGAAAGGCAGTAGTAGCAGTATCGGTAAGATGAAGGCGATAATGCTAAAATCAGATGATAGGTCAAGATTAGCCATCATTATTGTCAGCATTATTCGTACACCCCATCAATGATTTCGCTGATCTTGTTCATTGTGTCAACCTTGGCACAATCCCATTCCGGTGAGCCAGGCTCTTCCCATGGTCCGCCAGGGCCGTGACTCGTCATGTTATCGATAAGATCTGACACCTCACTTTCCAGAACGTTACGCATGCGCTCAACCTGCCAGCATTCAACCGAGTCATCCGCTTCGCGGTAAGCCTTGAACTCACCGCCGAGAACTTTCTGTGCCGCTTCTGCTAATTCCTTCGTTTCGTGAACGGTCCGGCGAATCTCTTTGCCAAATTTGCCAATGCCATAAGTGTGAATGTAAATCATTCTTCGATTACCTTATATTCATGTTCGCTAATGCTGATCCCATCGCCAACGGTGACAAACTCTGTTTCACGGATGGCCCTGATTGAAAGGTCGCCATCAATGTAATGACCGAACACCTCGACAACATCCCCAAATTTAAACCCGCACTCCTCTAAGGTGAGGGAGTCGTCATCAGTAGCATAATTCACGTCGATAATTTCAATTTTCATTTCTGCTTCCTCGTTCGTTTCGATGGGGTAACTATACAGTCACCCCGATTATGAGTTTTAACAAAAAGTGCTATCGCTGGTGATTGCGTGCATTCTTTTTCATTGCCGCGAAGGCGATAAAGCAGAACATCCCAGGCTCAGTAAATCGAAGCTTACCGTACTGTCTGCACATGCGGCGGAATTTACGCTTGTCGTTTAACACGTTAGTTACGCGCTTCTCAGTTACCACCAGGCGGCGCGGACCTGTTACAAGTTCGAAAGTGACGGCTGGGCCAGTGGGAAGATTCAGGTTGAACTTGCTCCCTTTCTGTATAGCGCACCAGGTAAGCCCTTCGCGATCATCAATAACATCTACCGTGCCAATGTAGATGTTGCGACCGTACTTTGCCTCATACACTTTACCGACCTGAAAGTAATCTTTGATCATCGACTCCCAATTAGCGTTAATCTTGATGCAACGTAATTTCATGGTTATTCCCCTTCGTTTTCGTCGAATTGTTGATTGTTGATCTGAGTGCGAACCTCTTTAACCATCTCCGAGAACTCATCGTCTGTGCACTGCATAGTCTGAGTTGCCAGGAGTTGCTTAAGAATGACGGCTTGCTTGTCTGACAGGTTGATAGTAATCATTTTGCTTTCCTGTCGTTTGGTGTGAACTAACTATAACAAAACCCGCCGGAGCGGGTTTAGCAATTCGTGCTATTTACCAAGGAATATCGTCGGCCCACTCGTCGATTGCAGGACGGATACCGCAGGCGCGAACAACTGCTATGACGCCGCCGTCAATATCACCATTCACCAGATGCACATCATGTTCGTTATATTTCTTGTAATCAGGGAAATGCGATTCCTTGATGCGGATATAATCACGGCTATCTCCCGCGAAAGTCTTGCCATCCATGAACAAGCGGACCAGGGTAACATCGTGACCATCTTCAACGAGTCGAATCACTTCATCGGGGAAGCCGCCATCAGTGCAAACAAAACAGAATCCTTCATCACACAGACGGATATGTTCGCTCATCAATTTGCCGAACTGCTGATTGCCAAAAAGCGGCTTGACCACTGTTTCGCTAATCCAGATCATGAACTCGCGGCAGGTCTTTCCACCGAGAAAGCTCTGAGGATGCTCTTTCTGGTCGCGGTCGTCGTATGCGGTGATGAACATTGAAAAAGCCCTGACACCAAGGATTGACGCGGCAATCTCAAACATCGGACGCTTGAAGCTGGTCGGGATGCAATTGTAATCCGCTGCGAGCGCGTTGCCGATCGTGTCTTTACCTACACCAGCCGGACCGTTGAGAATGATAATCTTTGACATTTTGACATTCCTGAGTAGTGGTCGAGATGTTCGACCGTTAAGTTTAGTTTTATTTACCGCTTACGAGATTGCATTTCTTGCACTGGCGAACACCATGCGGAGGTAGAGGATCGCTAAATTCGTGCTCGCAAACCTTTTCTACGCCGTGAGACTTAAGGCCGGAGTGCGCGTTATCGCCATAGTCACACACCTGATAGGTAGTGATGCCGAGGCTTCGGAAGTGAGCAACTACGCTAGGGCTGTCATCAAATGCCGCCGTGATGCGATGCAAGCCAATGTACCGTAAAAACTCCTCCTTGATGATGGTGTCCTTGCGGTTGTCATCAGCCTGGCGCATGACCATAACGTTATATTTTGCTCCAGCATCATGAAGCCACTGAGTAGAAATCTCACACACCTCGTCTGAACGTCCTGTTAGAATGATGATGAACGCGCCGGAGTTGTAAAGGCTGTTCATTACCTGAATGGTTGACTCGATAGGCTGATCATATTCTGATAGTCGATTGAACTCAGACCATGACTCAGTAAGGTGCAAATCCTTTGTTGGCAGCTTATGAAGGCGATGGGTTCCGTCCGACAGAGTGCCGTCGTAATCAAACAAGTATACTGTCTTATTGATTGCGTCGGTGTTCAGGTGATGCTTGATCATGGTGTACATCTGATTCATTTGTTAACTTCCTTTCGTGTGATTGATGTGGGGATTATACCACTCAGGATGAATCCCCTTTTAACAAAAAGTGCTATTTGATATAGAACTGAGCCACTACGCCACCATCAGGATTTATGATTGCGTATGCGTCAACGAGCGTTGCCTTGGCATTCATAACATTACCAATTCTCCTGGCTTCCCAACGGTAATCACCTTTTAATCCAGAGCAGAAGGCATCTTGCGTGATTTGAATAAGTCGCGGCTCACATCCTGGTTCGCATTCATCAATTTCATACGCGTACTCGCAACCATTGATAAACTCATTGCCTCCAACATGGTAGCAAACCGCCACCTTGCGATCGCGTGCTGATTCACATTCACCCACCGCCCATGCGTGACGATTGCTATAACCGTAACCGCCGCTTCGTGGTTCCATTTTCGCGGTTGACATGGTAAGCGCCTTGCCTTCACCGAAATTGCTACCGAAAGTGAACTTGGCGTTCTTCGTCAATTCACCTGCGACGCTGTAGGTGTCATCCATGATGGTCTTACCTGGGCCAGCCGCAAGATCATTCACGAACGCATCGACAGTGCTGTGACACGGATCGCCATTGTACTTAGGCAAATCCTTGAGCAATTGCTCACATGCTTCGTGCACCAGCTTACCTACAGCTTCTTTGATTGCCTGCTCAACATGGTCAGCGATAATCGACGGTGCAGAAATTTGATGTTTTTGAGTCGATTCTAAGGCCTTTAAACGTGTCTGTAAGGACTCAATTTCTTGCTTATGCATCGCGTAGGATACCCACACCCCATCGTCGCAGGCCTGCATTCCGACACCGTGAATGTTGACGCTGGTTGGCACTGACACAGGGATATAACGGTTAATGCTGTTCATATGTGATTCCTCAGTTGGTTTGTGTTCACTTGACAGGAGGCACTATAGCTAATGTCTCCGAGCAAGTTTTAACAAAAAGTGCTATTCGATGAACCCAACGCGAACCGCAGAATCAAGTGTGATGTAATCATCAGCCGTCAACGATGAGTGATAGGTAAAGATTCCAGCCTGGATGCCCTTTACCAACTGATCCTGTGTGATGCGTGAGATTTTAACAACCCCGACATCGCTACCAGTGCGCAGGACAACATCGCCTACCGCACAAAACTCAATGCCTTTACTGTTAGTGTAGACTTGCATGATTATTTCTCCTTCAACTTTTGGTAGATGCCATTAACCACCCCGAAAGCAATGGCAATGGGCCAGATAGCGGCAACGATCACCATGTCGTACCATTTGTTATCGCTATTGCTAACGTCTTTTGCAATTGCATAAACCGGAATTGCGCCCAGGATGTAAAGCAGAATGCATAAAGTAATCATAAGTAACCCTTCCCTACCGTCTCGCCAATTTCGCGTGATGCCTTGAGCTTATTCCAGTAATCGAACGGCCCGACAGGTTCCCATGATTTAGGCTCGCCTGGATCGTTCCACCAACCAAGAACTGCTTCGCTACCGTAACATGAGTTCATTGGCTTTCCGCTACTGAAATAGCTTTTGAATACTCGATCAAGCTCGTCACCACCAACCTTGATTGAAGTATTATTAAATTCAGTGCCATCAAAGAAACCCTCTACGACGATCGGATATGAACCAGGATCTCGCGGGTTCGTCTCCTTTTCGTGGAGCTTGGTGTAGCTAATGCCTGCATAGATTGACGGGTTAAGTAAACGAACTTTCATTTGTAAATCCTCTGTGATTGGTTGTTTTGCTTCAACAAGGCCACTATATCAAATGGCCTTGCGGAAGGTTTAGCAAAAAGTGCTATTTCATTACCACTTCAAACACGAACTTAACTGAGCGACAGTCACTAACAAAACCAAGGTTTCCACCAGGTATGTGATCAAGTGGGAACTTGTAATCACTAAACCCACCCTTAACGGCCCAGGTCTTACCATCAACGAGCGTTGCTACATATTTGTGACCTTTAAGGAACTCAGGGTTGTTTGTCTTAAGGCACTCAAGCGTGATTGTCTTGCTCATTTCAAATCCTCAATTACTCGTTTCGTTTCGATGGAGTAACTATACCGCGTCCTTGCGGTACTGGTTTAGCAATTCGTGCTATTTGCGAACAATTTCGAATTTAGCCATTATGATACCCAGACTCTTTATCATAAGGGCTTCACCTATCGTCTTTACTATGTACTCACTGCCATCAACCTTGATGTAGTATGAGCCATTAAAACAAGGTATTGGCTTAGCTACGTATATCCCGCCATTTACAACTGAAAGGTTTTGTTGATTTGCTTGCCTTACATACACGCATTTTATAAGCATTAATATTCACCATTCAGGAGTGATTTAGCTTTCCGGTAGAACTCGATCGCCGCCTCCACCTCATCCTCACCGTACCGTAAGTGGTATGGTAGTCTACTAGCATACTCACCTTCGTAAGTTTTGAAGTTTGGTTTCCAGTACTCATCAATGATAGCCGGGTGGACATAAATCTTATCTCCAATGAGGCACGTGAGATTCATTTCCTCTAGAGCGGGGAGCCCACCCTTGATGCGCAACATGATATCAAAGCATCCTACGAACGGTTTAACCTTGCGCGCGCCTTCGTATAGAGACTTGACACCCACCACTCCCTTGCCGTTCCTTGCCATCTTCCTGATCAACTTAATCAGAACGCCCAGCGCTTCATCTCTGTAGACTTCAGATGCATCAGGCTGACCCCATAGGTGCTGAACATGCCGATACCCGTTAGCATTGATTGCAACCCGCAGTGGCGGTAGCCCATCCTGGATAGCAATATTCATAATCTGCTCATCAGTCAGTTTGTCTTCGTCAAAATTAAACATCAGTTAGTCTCCTTAATCATTTCATGGTAGCGAGCCAGGGCGATAAGCGCGCCTTCTTTTTGTTCGCCTTGCAGGTCTATAATGTTCGGCGTGATCTTGAGTAGTCTTGCCTTGAACCTTTCAATGGTGGCTACCTCTTTCTCAATATCGGCAGCCTTGCGCTTGGTCGGCTTAAGAGCGCCTGGCTCAAGCTGGATCAGGAGGTTCTTGTCCGCGCCATCGCCATCAACCTTGCGAGCTGCCGTTTCCTCGCCTGACGCCAGCCAGATAAAGCGATGCTTGACGTGCATATCAATATCGCGAAGCTCCTGCATTCTTGCTGCGGTGTTATAGATGTATGAACTTTTCAGGCCTGCGATTTCACGACCTGGACTAGTTATCCCCCCCGTCACCTCGTCGATGATTTCATCCGGATAATCATACCCGTTGACCAGGTTGAATATCTTGCGGACCGGAACGACGCATAGCTTCTTGTCGGACTTAATCGCCTGGCGGACCATCTCACGAATCACATCACCCAATGTCACCTTATCCATCTCGCTACCTCATTTGATTGTTGCGTTTAAGTGAGGTCATTATGGATGGAGTTAACGCGTAAGTCAACAGTAATCTCATGTAAAAAACAGGCCGGGAAACATTTCTGCCCTGGAGGCCTCGCTACGCCTGATGTAAGTAGGCGGTATATCATGTAACGCATACTGAATGGTGATTGTCTGCATATGGCCCTATTATCCTGGCGGAATGGCTCCCCTATATATTAGTTGGCAATATTATCAAATTTGACAGATGCCTCCCCTAGATATCCGTTACACAGTATACATAGATATATATAATAATAATAATATAGATAAAGGGTTGTTATATATAGATATTTTATTGTAACTAATGCGTAAAAATGCGTATGCCGCGTATGCTTATGCCAAATCGTTACACAGTATACAGGCCCTATACATGAGTTACACACAATTACGCGTCGGCTAAAAAATGGCTCAGCCAGAATCAAAATCAACTTGTATGGTAGTCCATCACTCCATCATTCCCCCCATCAATGAATCATTGCTCAATTCGCAACAATCGAAAACATCATTGCAATAGATGCAATATTGCTATATGCGCAATAGTGAAGTGAATCATTGCAATAGCTGCAA